ACCTTTTCGCCGATGTTTGGTTCGCGATCTAAGACGAAGTGAAGCATTACAGAGACAATTCCTTGATTATCGTTGCGAGTATTTGAGTGTTGAGATTATCTCTCAATTCAAATTCGCTCACGGACATAAACCCAACGCAAGGACAGCGCCTCCACCCGTCGCCCTTGCAGTAGTTATCAAAATGAACGTGCTCTGACCTGCTGTGAGGGCAATGCGCGCACAATTCTTCACGTCGATATTGCTCGCGGCGAGCACGCTCTAAGGCGATTTCAGCGTTACGACCTTCCAGTTTCTGTCGCTGTTCTTCCGTCATAGATACCCCTGATTTCGCAGCCGCTCCTGATAGTCGAGCAGTGGACTACCGGTACTATTATCACTTTCCTCTTCTTTCGCCAACCTTCTTTGTGCGATCGCCATCGCCGCCAGTCGCCCCTGCCGCGCCCATCCGGTCAATTTGTCAACCTCTTCGGGCGCGAAGCCGGGGCTAACTTCCTTTAATCGATCCGACTTTTCTTCCTCTTCAGATTTCGTGCCGGTGATCGCCATCCAGTTTAAGGCCAGGGCTCGAGCGCAATCTACAACGTCGTCATCCACCTTCTGCGGACGCATCGCACCGGCGGGTTTACCTGCCTCTTCAGGCGGGTAGTGATAGCCGGGAATCTGGCGCCGAATGACAAGCATCCCAAGATGGTCGCGGGCCGGCTCCACATACAAACTGCCGTTTTCTCGTAACCGAACCTCACCCTGCCCAGTCTGGGTGACAATGACGAGGCGAGTGCGACCCATAACTCGCGCCGGGTTGCCCTCTTTATCAAGATAAGGATCGCGGAACGGATGGGACTTATCCTTATCGATCACCGTCAGAAACTCGGTCATCTGCGCGATGCCGGACTCATAGTCAGTCTTCCAACCATCGAGGTAAAGATCATATTCTTCAGCGTAGTTAATACGCTCCGACTCTGCCTCGTGCGAGTTCAGTGAAAGCTCAACTCTCTCATCTTCGTCATCCGGCAACTCAAACATGCGCACGTTGTCAACGATATACCGAAATGTCGCTACGTCGCCGAGAGGCACTAACCATTCCCGGAAGATAAAGACGCAATCCGAAAAAGGTTCAAAGTCGCGTGGGCGCCACGCCCACAGCCACGCGTTCCTGTGTTTAGCGGTCGCGCCGCGGTCATTCAACCGGGCGATTAAGGCAGTCAGCGGCGCGCGCGGCCTTCCATCATCATTCTCGCCATCACTCGGAAAGTAAATGCCATGCTTCGCAAAGCCGCGTCTCAGTTCTGCCATCGTAACGACGGTATGCACCTCGCTCCACATTCCCCAGACGCGCCCAGGCTGCGAGGCTTCCGCATCCATGTCGATTTCCTGCGCGATCATCTCCTTCGACATCTTCGGACCGCAGTAGCCGTAAGGGAGTGAGTTGTACCAGCGCTCGTCTTTCCACGGATGATCGTGCCAGTTCAGCGGATAGACATTCGCGCCCTCTGACGACCAGTCATCGTAAAACTGATTGAATTTGCCGAACACGGACGAGATTTCAATGATTGATTTTGTCGTACCGCCAGCCACTGAGGTTTTCTGCATGTAGCCGCCGTCCGGCCATTTCGCAAATTCGTCCATAACAACGACCGTGGCGCGCTGCTGTGAGCCAAAGTGAATGACCGGCGCTTCCCCAGTAAGTTCCGACAGATTGACCGGATTCGGGAGCAAGCGTAGCGAACCTTGCTTCTCGATGGTGAAGCCTTCCGGCATCATCCACTTCGGGAGCAAGCGCATCTGCATTCGCGCTTTTTCAAAGAGCGTGTCTTTCTTCTTTAACGAGTCAACCAAGTCGTCTTTCCGAGTTCCGAGCAAGGCCATGAAACCGGAGACGACGAGCCACTTCAGCACGCACCAATCAATCGTGATAACCGTCGCTCCCATGTCTCTTGATTTCGGCACGACACCGGATGTTCGGTTTAGAAAGACTGTTTTTTCCAGCCACGAGACATAGCCTTTCTGCACGTCGAAAAGAGCCAGCGGCGTCAGCGCGAGGCCAGAGTCAGCGCGCGGATCGAAGCCCCAGGCGTAGTATTCAAACCAATGGATCGCGCCTTCTGCTCCATCTGCAATGCGCTCCATTTCGCGCTTGTGATTGCGCAGCGAGTCGAGATGCTTCAGTCGTTTCTGCGCGACGTCCGCAGCGCGGTTGAGTTGCCAGTCGATTAGATCGCGCTGATAACATCTGGCTTGATACTCAATGTCGTTTCCAGAGGTTTCGGCTTTGCGGATCAAACCTTCGAGTTTGATTTGCGCGGGTTCGATTAAGTCGCGAGCGGCGATGCAGGTATGCAGCGCGGCGTAAAGCGGATCGGGCGCGGTCAGCATCGAGCGTAGGCCGCGTCGCGCGGTCAGAACTTTCTCGCGCTCCTGTTCGTCGAGGAACGGAAGCAGTTCGGCGATTTGTTCTTCAGAGTATTCGCTAATGGCGCGAGTCATTTACTTTCCACAATAGAGTCCGCACGAGGTTTGCGCCATGTCCAATTCATCGACAAGCGGCGCGGCGAACAAGACATTCTGAAGACGCTTTTGAAGGAATTGACAGACCGCGCTAACTCGCGTTTCAAAGATGCGATCTGCTTCCACTCGAACGCGCGAAAGCGGCATGTCTTTGGCGATAAAGTAATACGCGCGCGCTCTCTTCTCGCTGTTGTAGCCAACCTCTTCTTCGAGGTTTTCGGCGCGTATGAAAAGATCGGGATGATGCTCTAGCAGTCCAACCCATTCGTAGCGTCTCTGATAGAAGCACATGAAACAGTTCGGGCGCGAGCGCCAGGCGAAAGCCCTGTCATGAATGTAGCCGGGGAGTTCGTTGATTATGAAAGCAGAGTCGCCCATGCGCTCGACAACGACCTCGTAAAGCCGACTCCAAAAGAATGCGGGCGGGCGAAGATTCTTCCCGTCTACGATCCGATAGACCATCTGAAGATCAATGCCTAATTCTTTGAGCGGATAGCGGCACGTTATGTTGGGCGTGTCCTGTCGACCGACTCGGTTTTCGTCGGCACGGATGCCGAGGTACAACACGGCCTTATTCTTGCCGATGTAATCATTCATCGGATAAATCTTGGAATACTTCGTGCAAAATCTGCGGCGCGGACTCGGAAGGATGCCTTGCTCGTGAATCACAGTGTCAAGGTTCTTATCTATGCGCAGAATTTTAGCGCCGATGGTCTGCTCGACCTTATCAAGCCATTCGTATGTTTCAGGCAATTCCAGCGTCGTATCATTGTAAACGTACTCGTACTCAAACTCCGGTTGACGCGCCGTCTGAACAAGGGCGGTCGCCAGCGAGTCTTTCCCTGAAATCGGTATCAAGTGACGGGTCATTACATTCCAGCGGGCGCTTCTTCGATTGGCGCGTCTGGCGTCGTGTCGCCCAATGGGAGAGACTTTTCTTTCGCTTTACGCGCGGCGGCGCGAGCGAGCAGCGCGGAAACGTCCTCTTCCGGCTCTGGCGGTTTAGTGTTTTCGTCTTCCTTAACTTTAGCTTTCTCCCGGCTCGTCAGCGGCACCATCATCACGTAGCGGCGAAGGCTCAGGAGTTCGCGCTGCGCTTTCACGATGTCCGGCAAACTCGCAGTCTTTAGTTTTTCTTCAATTTCTTGGAAAGCCATTTCAATTAGATCATTAAGTTTCATATCAAACGCCGATTGCCGAATCCACGAGTTCTGTGCAATCTCAGGCGGGATTTCTTTCTTCTGCGCGTACTTGGGATCGGCGGCCTTCTTGATGTAATAACGAGCGATCGAGTATTTGAGTCCTGACGCCTTCGCCGCAGCATACAGGTTCCCACCGTTGCTTTTGAACGCGTCGAAGAGGGCTTTCAGTTCCACCGGCGTAGTCTTCTTGGCCTTTTTCTGCGCCAGTCGCGCCGCCGCCCACTTATCGCCGCCTCTTGGTTCTTGCGCCATTATTCGAGCACCTTATCCATGCGATCTCGTAAGACTTCTTTCTGCTCGCGAGTACGGTTGCGTTTTTTGAATACCCGTTGCGCTTTCAACTTAATCGTCTTTCTGATTTCTTCTTTCTGTTCCGGCGACGCTTTTTCGGCGACATCTAGCGCGACCTCCAGAGGTAGCGAGCGCATCTGTCCTTGCAACTGCGTCATCTTACCTGACTTGTCAAGTTTGACTATATCATCAGGCGATAATTTCCCCGCCTCTGCTGCTTCGTCGATATCGTCCTGAATTTGCTGCTCTGTTTCTGTCGTATCAACGCCCCTTAAAGATAACTCGTTAGTCGTTCGACGCCGCTTCGTAATCCCCTGCATGAACTTCTGCTTCTCAGGGTCATTCGACTTCGGAAAGCCGCCCGGGAACTTTTCATTGTAATAATCGCGAATGACTTCTTCTGCCGGCGTGTAGTATCGCCCTTCCTGGAGGCCCATTGAGTTTAGCGCCGATTCCCACCATGAATCGTCTGAATGGCGGCGAAACTGGATCGGTTCGGCACGTTTGAGGAAGTCTTGAATTTGCTCCGCCGCGTCTTTTTTCTGCCCACGATCGTCGCGGCCAGTACCTGCTTCCACGGCGGTCGCAACAACAGGGGAAAGCCGATTAAAAAAGAATCCGCGCGGATCTGAAATCATGTGAACAATGTCGCCTGGCACACTCCGAAGTCCATACCACTTTTTGCCAATGATCACCTTGAAGGCATTCTCCAGTTCGAAGTGATAATCCCCACTCGATATCTTGTTGAAGATGCGGGCCGCGAGGTACTGCGTACTCGCCAGCACTCCCAAGGCCACTAACTGCTCGCGTCCATAAGGCTTTGCCGCCTGCCCGACAAACTTCCCGCGCGAGAGAAGGAAATCGGGAGCCAGCAGGAAAGTGCGCATCGCGTCCACGGTTGTTGGGTGATAGCCAAGATAGCGCCAGTTCTGCTCGCCAAATGCCGCGTTACCTTGTTCTGCGGTAAGTTCAGCGATTTGATCGACATTGAGTTTGCTGCCGTATCGCTTCTGGTTCCGTTCAAAAGCGTCGAGCATCATCGTCATTTTCAGACGCGGAATATAATCCTGAAACAACCAGTCTTGATGCGGGCGAATGATCCGAGAACCTAACACCGGGATTTTCGCCAAAAGGTTTCCTGCCATTAACCCTTCACCGTATTCTTGCGCGGCGTCGAAACTCGCGATCTGCGCGCCACGACTCACGAGTAGCGACTGAATCGGATGATCGAAATCAATCTTCTCCAAGTTCCACGGCAAAATTCGATGTCCAAGCCCGTGCGTCGCCACTTGAACTAGGTGAAATTCCGGGAGCAATCCGAACATCGTGCCTTTGATGGTTTGCTGCGTCACTTTCAAAGCCTTCAGTGGGCCAGACGAAAACGCAGAGCGTCCAAGTAAATTGCGAACTTGCTGAAGATGGTCTGAGTGAATAAGGATGTCGCCTTCCATGAACATCGGCGTACCGTCTGCGGTTTTCGTAACCCACTTAAAGCCGTGCATCGCCGAATGATTCACGCTGCCATAGCCGGCGATATTTAGCGATGGTTCACCCGCTCGTTTCCGTGCGATCTGCTCCTGCATACTTGCCTGCTTTGTGCGCGGACGCAGCACGAACTCTTCCGGCCCTGCCTCCTCTTTTGAAATCAACTTCCCGGAGCCGGAGATTTGCGCGACCGGGCGACCGTCAACGGCGTCAATGTCGTAAAGACCGCGAATGAAATCACGCGAGTAGATCGCCGTCTGCATTGACTGGTTCCACGTCGCGTACATATCGCCAATGTCTTTCGACGCGGGGATTTTCCCTGCCTGCTCACCTTCAAAGTAATCGGCAAAGATACGTTGCTTGTTGAACTGAAACGTCGGGTTGAGCAAGCCGCGCTGAACGTCGGCCAGAAGTTTCTGCCGAATCGGGTCTTTGCGCTTCCAAACCTGAGTCACGTAGTTTTCAATAAATCCGTGCAGGATGCCTTTGTCGCGTGCTTCTTGCCAGCCAGACTCCCACGCGGAACTAACCATATTCGCGACCGTCTTTTCTTCATCAGTCAGTCGCGTCGCTTCTTCGTATCCGAGTCGTCGCCGGAGCTTAGATTGCTGCGCGCGTTGCATCAGCAGAGCGTTATCGCCGTCTGCCTGGATGTAGTTAATGATCGCCTCGCGACGCAATCGGCTTGGCACGGTTTCCTTGATTTGCTTCACGAATTGGCGCGTCTCAAAAGCGTTACGCTGTCTGGCTTTCTCAAATTCGCCGACACTCTTTTGGTAGTCTGAAACCTCCCGTCGAACAATCAAAGCTTTTGAACTAGCGACCGTGCGCAGCCATGCTCGATGAAGCGCGTCCTTGCCTTCGCCAAGTTTTTCGGCAGTATCAAGAGCAGCGGCCATCGCCTCACGAACCGACTTGCCTTTGGGCAACTTACTAATAGCGTCAGTGAGTTGCGCGACCGTCCGCTCAGTCGGCACGTCGCCTACGTTCGCAGCGCCGGGACCGCGCTTTGCCTCGCCAAAGTTCTGATCGAAACTTTCTGCCTGGGTGGCGGGTTCGCCGAATAATCCGCTCTGGCCGTTCTTTTCAGTTTCGAAGTCGTTCGCGTATTGTCGGAATCGAGTTGCTGCCTGCCGCGGATCCATCTGAAGGGCTTTAGCAATCGACAATTCTTCGGCGGTAAAGGGTTCACCGCGCGTCATCGACGCTTGGTTATTAAGGTCATCCAGCGGAATGCGCGACGCCTTGGACTCCTGTACAGCATCCAGCGCTCGACGTACTGTTGGAATGAGATCCCAGTCAGAGCCTTCCACCTGAAGAAGCGCTGGCGCAATTCTTTCGATGTTATTCTGGACGCTTGGCGCCGTGACCTTCATCTGGTCCAAATTCTCGTAAACTCGACCGGTCAGTAGTCGCCCGACCCTCAACTTGGCCTCGGGCGTGACCTTGCCGTTTTTGATAAGCACGTTTCGATCGCCAGCGGGAATGACACCATCAGCAATTAGTCTGTTGATAATCTCCGGACCAGTCGCGTCCATTACCGTCGCCAGCGTGGCGTCTTCGCCTTTAGATTCAATCGCCTGAGAGATAAAATCGGCGGAGTCCTGAGACATGCGGCGAGCGCCGGCCGCGCCCTGTTCTTCGCGAGTCAGCGGAGTCGTGCTGGTGACATTCAGGTCGGTGATGGCTCGCTGAACCTCGCTTGACTTTAGCCCTTCGTTACTGATTTCGCGCACCAGAACAGGGTTCTTCATCTTCGCGACTTCAGCGGGATCGATTCCTATACTGGCGGCATCCTCTGTTAGTACCTTGCGATAGGCTTCAGCGCCTTCTGGATTATTACGGTAAACGCGCTTGGCGATCATCGCCCGTGAGTTACCACCCAACGCTAGACCATCTTCAGTAACTGCTGGCGGTCCGGTGTCGATCGTTGGGCTCGTGTTGATGAGTTGGCGCGGATCGAACGGCTCTGGCCCTGTCGATTTCGATCTGTTTATTACCTGCGTCTGATATTGAGGCTCTGATTCATAGCGCCGATCGTTCGTGTACGGATACTTCGGATTGGGATTGAAATTCTCCGGATTGTGCGACGCCTCTATGTCGTCGGCTTCTCGGAGTGCGTACCGTGCTTTGTAGCGCCGGTTCGTGCCGGGGATAGTGATGTCGGTTTCTCGCCCTGCAGCGCCAGGAAGTGCTGTCCGAGCAGTCTCTCGAACCTCTGGTGCGGATTGTAATTCTCTGGCTTTCGCTTGCGCAGCGGCAATACTCGGCTTGACGGCGGGTTTGTTTTCGGCTCGACTTGGTACAACTTGCTCATCGGTTTTCTCCTTTGATTTCATCTCTCCCGTGGGCGACACGACGGGTTTCGGCTTTAGAGGCGTGGCGAACTTAGCCCGCAGTTCCGCTTGGTACGTCTGTGAAACTTCAGGTGATACCCCACCAAACGGCTTTGCGAGTTCTGAGACCTTTGGTGCTTCTTGAGGTACAGATGGTTGGGCTGAGAGCGCGGCACCGATAGCCCGGTCATTCGCACTCATCTCGCTCTGAAGTCTAAATCGCTCAGCATCGGACGTTGCAGATGTCAAGTCCTTCTCTAGCTGGGTGGCGCGATCTATTAACTCTTGCGGCACGGCAACTCGCCGCGAGGGAGTGCTGATAGTCTCGGTGCTGGGTGCGCCTTCAGCTAGCCGGGTCAACTTCGGCCACACCTGAGCCTCAAACACTTCGCCGGGAACATCCATTCGCATACCAAGCTCACGGTGCTCAATTTCAGCCGCTCGGTATGCCGCCACCCCTTCCGGTAGCAATCCCGCCTTCTCCAATTCTTTAACAACTTCTCGCTTAGTTGAAATTTCGCCCGTCTTGTCATAGGCATCAAGAATTCTGCGAGCGGTTTTTGCTGCTTCAGGTACAGATACTCCACCCTCAGAAGGCGTGGAAGCCGTTGTCTCTGCTTTTGCAGGTGGACTAATTTTCACCGCTGGTTCGTCAGTTAGTCCAAGCGCGCGGTCAATGTCTTCGCGCGCTACCGTCGGCTGACGTGATACACCTTCGGTTTTTTCGGTTGCTGGCCGTGCTGCTTTCTCAGGTTTTGAACTTTCCCGTACGCCTGGTGGCTCGCTTCGTCCTCCGACACGCCCCGGTTCATCAGCGCTTGCAGTATATGGTTGATTTGCCGATCTTCTTTCGGACTGAATTTGTTCGCTCCTGGCATCACTTACCTCCGCTGGTTCTTCTGGTTTTCCTGCCAACACTGCGCCCGGAATGGCCTGCGCAACGCCGCTAATGACCGCCTGCTTCGCTGTACCGCCTCGCGCCAACGTCTCGCCAGCGCCAAGCCCGCCAAACTCCCCCGCGCCGACAATGCGCGACGCGACGCTCGGATACTTCGTAGCGAGTTCACCGACCGCGCCGGGAATTTTCTGTAAACCTTCCACAGTCAGGCCCGGCACTTTCTGGTACGCCTTGCCCATCAAGTACGCACTACCGGCCATTATTAGGCGCGTGGACGCTGGCTTGTTGCCGTTCTCCAAATAGCTTTGTCCAGCCATCAATAATGGAAACGGAATACCTGTCGCAGCCTCGCTCGTGATCAGCGGCACCAGTGAAAATGTTTGCTGAACAACCTCTTTGCCAATCCCGCGAAGTATTGTTTGATCGCCGGAGTATTCATGCTGCGCGATCAGGTCATCGACGCGCGCTTCGCTCTGCTGCTGCTCAGCGAAGGTCTTTAGACGCGCGCCCACGCCACCTGGAAGAATTTTTGACAAGTCGCGGCCAAGTGTTGCCTGAGCTTTCTCGACAAAACTCTTGAGTTCCGGCGTTGCGCGCTCCCATTGGCGCCAGAAGTAATTCGCCTTTTCCAGTCGCTCAATCTCTGGTTTTGCTTTCGCGAGTTCGGCTTCTGTGGGCTGCTCTGCCTTCCATGCCTGAAAGCGGCGCTCGGTTTCCGCTTCCACCGTAGACGGATCGCGCGTCGCCCATCCGCCTTGCTGTTCAGCCTGCACTTGCTGCCGAATCGTCTGACGCTGCTGGTCTTCCTGCTGTGCAGTTCCGAGAAAGGTGTCCATCTCTCGGACGAATTTCATCGGCCCTGTCGCGGCTGCTAACAAATCATCGCTAATCCCCGCTCTCTTCCGCATCGTTGCCTGATAGTTCGGATCCTGCTGGAAGTCAGTTTGGCCGGCCTGGCGCTTCCGCTCGTCCTCGTTCGCCGCGGCGACCGCCATCAACGCAACATGCCGCTGCGTCTTCTCCGGCAGGTTCGCGAGCCCTCGCAGCGTTTCTTCGCCGAAGTGCCACGCGATGTTTCGATTGAGTTGTTCCGGATTTTTCCGGTACAGATCAAAGGTCTGTTTTTGTAGCGCGGCTTCAGCCTGGCGCTGCTGGTCGGCTCGAGCAACCTGCGCTCTCTGCTGCCGGATTTTTGATGGAAGCGTTTTGAGTTCATCTTCACCATATGGAGCCCGCAGCATCGCGTCATGCAGCGTCTTCGGTAACTGCTTACCTTTCGTCGCCGGGTCATTGACAAAATCTTGCCCAAATTTCGCGAATTCTTTGACAGTCTCTTCAGGTGTCGCCTTCGGATTCGCGCCCAGGTACTGCTGAATCTTGACAAAGGTTTGCGCGTAAGACTCGTCGGCAAGTGAGGCGTCTGGCCTGCTGGATGCGTTGCGGCGCACCCAGTCGATGTAACCAGCCTGCGCTTCGGGACCAGCATTGCCAATTAACCCAAGCGCGCCTGTCTGCTCTTTGTCGAACGGCTTCAGCGGAACGTTGAAGGTTTTCTTGCTCGTAAACTCGTCAGCCGGACGTGCCTTTTCTGGCGGCTCTGGCGGTTTATATGTTGGCGCGGTGTCCGGCGCGACTGGTGTAGAACCGCTAGCGATGGCGACCGGTTCAGGACGAACAATCGACTTCAGGAACTGTTGCGGCTGTTGCGGAACTGGCGTTGCCGGATTTTGCGCCTCGCTTGATGTTGCCAAATCCGGCAACGGGGCCACGCCGTAAGTCGGTTTTTCTTCAGGGGCGGACGTCTCGCCCGTGGGAGACAAACCAAGCACGGCGTCGATCGTATCTCGCGAAGGCTTTATCTGGTCAAAGCCGCCCGTCACCGAAATGTACTTATGAAAACTTGTCCGGAGTTTCCCGCTCTTTGGGTCACGCTCTCCACCAAGCGGGATGCGACCAGTCGTTCGGTAGTGTCGGAGAGATTTACTGTCGCCACTGAAATATCCGATTCGTCGAGCAATCGGATCGTCACCAAAGTCGGAGAAGTACGCCAGTCCAGCTTCCGCATTCTGCGCAGGATCACGAAGATCGTAGGCTTTTCCTTTGACGGTCTTATGAAACGTGTCGGGCTTGTCAGGCGTCAATTGCCCGCCGCCCAACGCGCCCATGTCAGACATGAGTACCTTACCGTTGCGATAGTGCTTATTACCTGATTCGATCCCACCGGTTACGCGGAGGTAATCATCGGCAACTTCGAGGGGAACGTTCAGTCTTGTAGCAGCAGAGCGAACGAGCGACGGGAAGTCTGCTTGCTGCGGAGGCGGCGCGAGGCCGAGGATTCGATCAATTTCGTCGCGTGGTGTGGACACATTTACTTCCCTGAGAGCGTCTTCCAGTGCTTCACGCGCCGCTCAGTCTCCGCAGGGGAGTACGGCGGCACGGCAGTCTTCAAATAATTCCGGAATTGCGGTTCACTCATTTTCTTGATCGCGTCAACCGTGACGCCTTTGTTCGGTCCGGTCGTCATTGGAGTCGCTTCGCCTCTCGCTCCCGCCCGGGCTCCCAGACGCTTTGCTTGCGTCCTGGCCGTTACCGCGGCACCTTTGAGTTTCGCGATCTCCGATGAATCCAAATCAGGATCCAATGTGGCGATGATCCCTTCGTACTCGTCGGCAGAATCACTCAGCGCTTCAGCCTCAGCGGCGTCTGAGGCGGCCTTTGCTTCGGTCTTACTGCCGCCATTCTCGACTGATTTTTCATAGGCTGCCGTTCGGCGCGCGTTCAACTCAGAGTTCTTTTCTCGAATATGCTGTTGCGCGTCAAACTGGCGACGATCCTCTCTGAACTTTCGTTCGCCGATATCCTTGCGCCATTCGTCCATCGTTTCACGGTCGGTTAGCCCGCGTTTAGTGGCATCCTCGTAAAACTTCTCTTTTTTCTCTGCCAGCGTAAGACCGCGATTTTTGGCGTCTACTTGGAAACTGCGCCATTCCTGATCAAGACGCTGCTTATCGGCCGCGAGCTTCAGCCGTTTGTCGCCCTGGTCCGTCAGCGATGCCCTGCGCGTAATGTTCGAAGCAACGTTCGCGTACTTCTCAGCGCGCGTCACGTCATCTTCGGCTTTATGCACATCGTAAAGTTTCTGCACTGCTCCCGGGAGTTTCGGCTGTACAGCGCCAGAGATGGCACCGCCAGCGGCCGCGCCGGCCTGTCGCGCCACGTCTGTCCACGTCGTACCGCCTGGCACTGAACCCAGAGCAGCACCCGCCATCTTCAGCGCCGCCTTTAATCGACTCTCTTTCTTCACCGGAGCGTCGTTGGTGGCTTTCAGAGTGTCGAGACTCTTTCGCAGATACTCGAGCGCCGGATCGTCGTAACTGGGCTGCTGTGAGGTTTCTTGATTAGGACTGGGGCCGACAGGAACGACGGCATAGGTTGAGCCAGTCGGGACTATCGCGGACGCCGCGACGGGCTCTTTAGCCGCCGGAAGAAGGTTGTAGTGGTTTTCAGGACTCGGGGCTTGGGCCTTCGCTGGCTGAAAGAAGTCGTAAGGCTTCTTTCTCTTTGCCGAATCGTCGATTGGACTTACGCCGTACAAGGCCATAGAGCGCACAATAACATTCCACTTGCTTTGAGGTAAAGAAATTCGTTAGGATGCGGAGCGTTACGGCTCATATTTGATTCTCCTTTCGTCAGGTGGGCGGGCGGTCTGGAAACAGGTCGCCCGTTCCCTTTTCACTTCAACCCGGAAAAACAAAAGGCCGGAACATTACTGCTCCGACCTCTCGTCGATACTCGCGCCACGGGAATGATTCGAGTGCCTGCATTATACAGACAGAAAATTTTATTGACAAGGGAATAAGTATCGGTCAAAGTGGCGAACAATCACCAAGTTACTAAGTAGTTGAAGGTGACGCGCGACGGGAAGCACTGCCAAGTATATGAATCCAGAATTGCAGACCAGAGACTCGCGTTTGATGGCACGGGGCGTTCATAGCACCCGCTCAAAGAACTCTGTGCCGCCACCGATAGAACTGATCCTTGAGGCGGGAGAGACAACCCGTTGCTCGTTCTGGCCCTGTGTTCAGTAGCCGCGCGAATAAATACAGCACCCGCTCAGGTAGGTAACACCAGAGAGACTGCGTACTGAAGAACCTTGGACTAGAAGACGCGAAGGCGACGCCATACGAAATGTATGCGTATTCTAGTAAACCTCTACTGCCCAAGCAGGGAAGGTTTACTATGCCCGCTCGGCTCTGCCACCGAAATGAGGTTGCTTCGTGGAACAAATTTGGTTAAGACATCATCGCGGAAACGGACGAAAATATGGAAATGACTGCGAAATATCTTCTGACACTCTTCTTGATCGCCATTCTACAGTCGGCGACAGCACAGAAGCATACGGCTCCAAAATCATTTCCTCGCTAATCCAAGATGACGCTTTGATAATCAATTCCACAGTAAGACACTCGACAATCGCTGGACAATCTCGCCTCTACAACGCCACCGTCGAAGAAGTCGATCTCGAAAACGTCAGAGTCTTCAACGCTAAACTTATCGGCCCTTGGTCGCTTAATGAACACGTCCGCTTCGACCGCGGCACCTGGACGCAGCCGCCGCGCTATCACGTCATCGAAGACTCGTTGATTCGTGTCATTATCTCAGAGTGCGTCAGCGACCTAATGCACGTTGGGTGCTATTGTCGCCCGTGGGAGACATGGCGCGCGCGCGGACGTGCTTACGGAAAAGTCGCAGGATGGTCGCCCGGGCTCATCGACGAGGCGCTGGTTAAGATGGCGGAGTGGCGGCAGGGTTCGGGGAATGCGGCTCTCTCTCTTCCAAGAACCCTTGGGCGCGTGCACGCTGAATCTGGAGATTAAGGATCGTGATTTCTTCTGATTGTTGCTTGATTCTCGAATCCTTCACCCGGCTAGCATATTCCAAGTCAAAATTCCTGTTTTCCAGGTCCGCAATCGCCTCATTCAATCGCTGGCGCACTATCTCGTAATCATCAAGACGTCTGTAGATCCTCATCATAATCGAAGACTGAATCTCCTGCGCTTCAGCCTCAGTCTTATGAATTTCAGCGGATTGTTTTGGGCGTGTGAAAAGATAAGTAAGGATTGAACTTACAGGGATTCCCACAAGGGATGCTATCGCCGCAAGGGCGGAGAGGTATGTAGTGAGAGACGGCGATGTCGAATCCTGCATTGTGTTCTCATACGGCCTTCGACTCAAAAATCCTGTCACTCTGCGCCAGTTTTGCCGCTACTTTGATGACGTCAAGCCGGGATAACTCGATAGTCTCACTTGCAGTTTTCTTCTGATACATCTTCTTCACTTCGGGTGGCGAGTGCGGATGGATCTGTTCAGTATGAACTGACGCACGGGGAAGCGAGGCTCGTAGAGGCACTTTAATAGCATGCCCAAATGGATAGAGTAGGGCTTCCTGCTCGGCTTCCCATTCGGTATCCCAGCACCCTTGGTCTTCCGTCCAACATAATCGTCCGGTATCGTCCCGACCGTTTGGCGGCACGAGATCGAATGCCCAATACGAAAAGCGATTGAACTGAAGAAACACGCAATAGAAGTACACACGCTTCAGCCATTTTGAAGTGGCGTCCACGGTGTACTTCCATGTGACTACTCGCCAGATCCAGCGCGGCTTAGTCTCCGCCGCCGGGCTCAGGCGGTCCGCTGCTGACGCCGCCGCCTGGTTCGTCTGCGCCGGGAATGATTGGATCGGTTGGACGCGGGCCGTCGCTTGACTGCTCATCTTTTTCCTCAACTTTATCTTTCTTCTCGCAATCTTTGTCAGACATGATTTTACCTCACCTATCGAACAATTATTAACTCCCACAATCAGCAACGCCAGACCATTTACGGTTTTGTCGCTGCAAATATCTGGTCAATCGTCGCAGGGTCCGCGAGTTTCCCGATCACGTTCGCTTGCGCCAACTGCGCGGAATTCGCCTTCGCCATACGCGCTTTAACCGCTGGTGTGGCCTGTCCGGCTAGAAGCGCCGCAATCGCGTGAATCGCTACGTTGGCAATCGCCAGAATAATCTTCACGGACGGATTATTCACACCAACATCAGACGCGATCTGAGTAATCACACTGACGAGATTCTGAAAGAGCGCCGTGGCATTCGAGAAGTCTTCCGCCTTGTACTTCGCGAGAAAGTCGTTCGCGACCTTTACGGCTTCAGCGATAAGTTTGGTGGCACCGGGCAGTAGCGGACTCAGTTCACCGAGCGCGCCGACGACTGTGGAGACGTAGAAGGCGATGTCCTTCACGCCGCATCCCTGCATTAACAATACGCTCGGACTAGCCGCCACGATTGCGGCGCCAGTGCCGATGCGCTTCAACATTGTTCGTCGATTCATAAGATTCCCTTCAAAACAAAACTGGCGCTCCACGCCTGAGCGCAGAGTGCCAGAAAAAGGACTACAGGTAAAGCGGAAAGATTTACTCATCGTCGCCGGACGAGACGTGAGCGACCTTGGCTTTGTCTTTGCCGTGGTTGATCGTCACTTCCAATCCGTCAACATTGTAGTAGTCGCGTTCGTTCTTTTTCATCGCCTCGACGACGATCTTTTCAGCGTCGCTTTCCTCTTTCGTGAGCGCGATGCGGCGGCTGCGCACGTCCAGAAGCGACGCGGCGGCCTGGTGGATTTCCGGAATAGTTGGGTCTTCCGCGCCGGGGAGACGCTGTTCAGTGGATTGGGTCACGCTTGCGGCTTTAGCTTTCGCCATAGGAGTCTCCTTCGAAATTGAGTTTAGCCAGTTTTCGGTGTCTTGAATGAGTTCCACGGGCTACTTCTCGCCAGTCAGCGGTAGCGCCGGGCTTCCTTGGGACGCACGCTTCTTTCGCTCTTTCTTGGCTGGCTGCGTGATGTCTGTTCGGTTCGCCAGAATGCTCGCGATCGTCTTCTGCATCAGCGCGCACTCCGCGGGCGGCTGCGTCATAAAGAATTTAATGATTCGTTCTTCGTCGGATATGCGTTTGGGCATATACCTCTCTTTCTCTCCCATTGGGAGACATTATTCGTCAGCGTCCAGTTTTAGTTGTTCCAAAGAATCTGCCATTACAAATTGCTCAAATCTACTTCGCTGACCGCGCCTTGCTCGTCGACGACCAGATTGTGCGGCCCGGGCTTAAAGTTTTCGCAGGCAAGCGCGTGCAGAATTGTATGCTCCAGCGCCGCGCCGCGGTTCGCGTACTTACCTTCATCTCTCAGATTCGACAGCGCTTTCAGTACGGGCGGGCGCACAGGAAAGGTCTGGTTGATGCGCGCCGGTCCGGAAGGTCGCCCCGCCTCGACTGACTTTTTGTACAGCAGAACGTCCTGAAGCTGTTCTTCGCTCCAGCGCCCGCGAAACGGCTGCATTCGGATATGCCGCTCAGAAATCAACCGATACAGAGTCTTTTCGCTATAACCGGTCAGCCGCTTGAACTCCGCCGTGTTGTACTTTGGAGCGCCAGTCTTTCGTTGTTCAGGTATGCGTCGTTTCGACATGGATTCAACCTGAGAAGCCGGATTCGCGCCGACTATGGCCTCGGGGCGGTAGCCTTGTTACCCTAACCCATCTTTCTAACGCGCGACCACGGCAAGCGGAGCTACCGCGCTACTTTGCTGTCCCACAGTCGCGCCGTTCTCAGGCGAGAATCCTTATACAGATTTTCTCGTCTTACTGCAAGTTTCTTCTTCGCGCCCGCTAATCAGTGTGTTATTGTGCCTGCGCCGCCGATGTCACTTCATCAATCGGCTCGACGCGCGCGAAAGCGATAGCAAGTGTGGGAAGATTGCCGAGTCGGCGGACAGGTAGGCTCTCCGGTGTCGGAGCAAACGCGAAGGGCGGATAGTACCTGTCCAAAAGCGCCGAGGGACGTTGTAGGGGTAATAACCCTTATCTCGCGTCGCGACTGAAGATTCAACCGCGAGGGTCCGAACGCAACGGTGCGAGCCATCCGGTAGATCGCATCATCGGAGAGCCTGTCTTGATTTTGTCGCCCAGTGGGAGAGAGATGCAAGCTAAGGATATCCCAGAAGAACCTGTGCTCCGGCATTTAGCCGAACGCAGAGAGCCATGTACGTGGTACGGCAATGAATACCCAAACAGTGTCACGTTGGCGATGCCGCCGAACACTCTACCTAAAATCGCGCTGGCGAAGATGCGCGCGCTCATTAAGCGCGGACTCGTCTCTGGCTGCGCCTGCGGCTGTCGCGGCGACTTTGAACTAACGGATAAGGGGCGGGCGCTAATCTCGTGAAGCCTTACTTCAGTCAAAACGGAATAACGATCTATCACGGCGATTGCCGGGATGTCCTGCCGGCGCTCCCGCAGGCGATGGATATGGCTATCGCCGATCCGCCTTACGGGGAAACGTCGCTGAAGTGGGACAAGCGCGTCGATGGTTGCTGGCCGGACTTGATGCCCTGCCGGACGCTCTGGTGCTTCGGCTCGCTCCGGTTCTTCATGCAGGAGCGCGATCTGTTCACGAAATGGAAACTCGCTCAGGATATCGTCTGGAAAAAGCACAACGGCTCCGGCTTTCACGCCGACCGCTTTCGACGCGTCCACGAACACATTGTTCAATTCTACAAGGGCGAGTGGGCGACAATTTTCAAAAAGCCCGTCACAACGCCGGACGCCACGCCGCGGACGAGGCGTTCCAAGACTCGACCTCCACATTTAGGTCATATTGACCAAGCGCCTTACGTCTCGGTTGACGGCGGCCCGCGCCTGCAGCGAAGCGTGATTGAAGCCCGCTCTTGCCATCACTACGCGCAGCATCCGACCCAGAAGCCAATCGAAATCATCCTGCCGCTGATTGAGTATTCCTGTCCGCCGAACGGCATCGTGCTGGACCCATTCATGGGCAGCGGCACGACGCTCGTGGCCGCGCGCCAACTTAACCGCAAAGCCGTCGGCATTGAAAATCAGGAGCGCTACTGTGAAATCGCGGCAAGGAGAATCCAGAGTGAAGCGTAGTTACATGCGCTACAGCCCGCCGGCAAAAGGCTCGCGCCGCGACCTGAAGAAGACGCTCGACGATTTGACGCGCAGAGTCGTCCTCAAAAATGAGACGGTCTGCTTCACCTGCGGTCAGCCTGGGCGACCCGGCGATCCGCTTCAGAACAGTCACTTGTTCACGCGAACGTGGGAGCCCACGCGCTTCGACGTCCACCCTGAAGGAAACAACCACGCGCAGCACGCCACAGAAAACAATCGCCACGAAGACGCGCCAGACGCCTACAATAATGAATACGTGCGTCGCTTCGGACAGGACGCCTTTGATGATCTCGAGCGGCGCGCGCACTCGCACACTAAATTCGGGCACGGAGAATTGCTCGACATGATTCGAGAAAGAGAGGAAGTGTTGAACGAGTCGAGATGCGATGAATTACCTGCTCTTACTTGAGAAGATTAAAGCACGCCCACGGATCGGTATCTGTCAAGAATGCTCAAAGCGGGTTGTTATCTCGGAAGTGCGCGGCGACTTTATCTATTGCGAGTTCTTCACTGACGACCTCTGTTTCAAGTGCTTCTACAAGCAAAAAGAGACGCCCGAAAGCGCCTCTCTTCGTGAATAGTAATCCCCGTTAATCTTCCAGAGGGTTCCTTTCTGAATTAGGATGATAAAGCCGCTATTAATCCGGCGCTGCCGCCGCTGACGCCACGCTCGAAGGATACCACTGCTTCCCGCCGCGACCTGTCTCAATCCCCTGCTCGTTCAACATCTCCGCAATCTTCGCCAGCGACTCGCCCGCCTCGCGGCGCCGTCGAATCAACTCTCTCGTCTCCTTCGTCGTCTTTGTCGGACTGCCTAACTTCACGCCCTGCGCCTTCTTCACCGCCAGCGCTGACTTCGTTCTTTGAGAAATGATCCGTCTCTCCCACTGGGCGACAGAGGCCATGACGTGCGCCAGGAACTCACCCGCCGGCGTGGACAAATCAACTCCCAAATCCAGGGCAACGAGGTTCCACTGCTCAGCCCGCGCCTTTTCCATTAACTCCGCAAAGTCTTTCAGTGAACGCGTCAATCGATCGAGGTTTGAGACGACAATCCCTTCGGCCGCGCGATCCTGCAGGTACTCCAGCGCCGCCTCAAATCCCGGCCGGTCCGTGGACTTCCCCGACAAGCCCGCATCTTCGAAGACGCGCACAAGTTCCCATTCCCGGCGCTGACACTCCGCATCGATTCGCTCGCGCTGCGCCTGCAAACCCGCCCCCGAGTCCGCCTGCTCGCCTGTACTCACTCGAATGTAGCCGATTACTCGCGTCATTTTTTCTCCCCAACATCCAGAGGGCTTCAACTATTTACGGTCAGCATCCCTGCCCGTTTCGCTGCCTCAAAGCACGCGCAACAACACTGGTTGTAACTGAGTTCATAGTTGCGAGTTGCCAGCCACTCGATAAATGCCGCCTGAGCGAGCGTTGCGTGGTTGCCCTTCAGCGCATCCGTTCCTTGCTTGTATTCGCTCTCAGTCAGCGAGAAAGGCCCGCAGGCCGGGAGTCGAGCGGCATACCACTCAATCAGATCGTTGACTTCTTTTTGATAGCGCTCGCTCATCTACTCTCCCTCTCTATCCGTCCCTACTGGCGACGCCTCGGGTACAGATCGGAGCCAGCCATTCCTAATTTCTCAGGCCATTTGCGCATTGGTTTGCGGGCTTCCAGAAATGCTTCAATAAACCTCGCGCTTTTCTTCTGACAGAGATAGCCTTCATTCGTATGCACGTTAACTAGAATGATGTCGGAATGTCTGATGACGAAAAACCATTGCGCATTGCAACTCCATGCCTTCGACGCGCAACCAGAGCCCGGCTTAACCTTGATCGTCTTAATATCCGCATCCGTGATCGGTTCAAGTGTCAGCGGGCCGTCGTTGAAAACCACAAAGTTCCCAAACTGCTGACCGGGGTAAACCGTGTGTCCCATCTTCCTCTCCTGCCTCGTTACTGCGATGCCTCGTTGCTCTGTGTTTCGTATATTCGTTGTTCGGTCACTTGGAAATAGTCGATGCGCTCTTTCTGCATACTGAGCGCCATCGGGATAAGCCACGTCAGATTCGGGATGAGACGCGGTTCTCTGTTCAGGTTCCACAAGGGAATTGCCATCAAGATTTCATCGGTCACAGTTTTGGCCTTATTAATGTCGCCCTTAGCGTAATAGAAGTGAATAATCCATCCGCGATCATCCCCAAGGGTTGCGAACCGTAGCCAGTCGTCAGTATCGATCGCGGCCTCTTCCAAAAACTCACGCCGCATTGCCTGATCGGGCGACTCGTCATCTTCGATCTTGCCCCCGATACCATTTAGCTTTCCGCGCTGCCAATCAGGACGATTCTTCAGCACCAGCAGAACGAACCGAAGATCCGCGCTGAACATAAATCCAACGACGTACTGAGCACCGACTTCGCATTTTTCACTCATTCTTGCTTCACCTCTGGCCGCTTCAGCGGCTCAACCTTCTCAACTTCTCAGGCCATGTCCTTTCGGTAGCGAGAAGCTGTTTGACGTACCTCTCACCCGCAATTACTGCGGCATGGCCCAAGAACTCAAAAGTCTTTCGTCTTGAGCTTCACGATTAACCTGTGGCCCTTCTTGTCGAACAGGGTTTCCGCTGTGCGGCCCACAAGTCCTTCGGCTTTTGCCTTGCCGCCGTTCAGTTGTGATGTAAAGCCAGCACGAACCAACGCTGTCGCGTCCTCAAGGCTCATTTCACCGAGATACGGGACGCAATCAAGACCTAGCTTTGCGGCTACGTCGCAAGTATTGTCCCAACTCAGCCACCACTTATCGCTAACGAGAACATCGAACACGATGAAGCGTTTTGTAGGCGAATAGTCGCCGCCCTTCTGAATTCCCGCACCGTAGCCTTCGCCGTAAATCACAGCGTTCGTGTCGGGAAAAATTTCAGCCATCTTCGCCGCGCTCACCGACTCATAAAGATGCTTGATCAGGTCGGCGTGAATCTGCGCGTTATCGGTCTTGCCACCGAAGGTCAAAACGCCGTCTTTCCAAATGCAACGGATGTTCGTGCCGTCGATCTTCTCCGTCCATTGCCACGACTTGATTAGTGAATAAGTTGCGTTCTTTAACTTCGACGGATCAACCTTGAAGGTGTCCATGTCGCGCTCGTATAGCGTCTCAATTTTGTGGTATTCGCTCATCTAACAATTCTCCTTAATCTTCATTTCTGCCGGACTACCTACCTCACCCCGTAATGCTGTGTCCCTACATATTGCGGCTGCTGTTTCGTCGAGCGTGACATATCCGGTTGATTCAAGCGTGTCCTGCCAGCCGTCTGCCCGCCACATCTCAGCCCACATAAACTTGATGCCAGCATTTTCAGCACACTCTTGATCTTCGATTCGATCTCCGACAAACAACGCAAGGTGCGGCGGATAGTATTCGTTGTGCTTCGCGGCGAGTCCGTAGGCAGCATCGAGAATCAAGCCTATGCGCGGCTTGCGACACCAACACACAGCAAACTCAGGATCGGAAGCGTCGGGGTGATGAACGCAGAACGCGATTTTGTCGAACAACCCCCCACACTGGCGCTGTGTTTCCAGCATTGCTCTAGCGCAATCTTCTTGACTGAGAATTCCGAGAGCCACGCCGCCCTGATTACTGATCGCCACGATGCGCCAGCCGCGTTTTTTGTATTCAGCAAGAATCGCGGGCACTTCAGGGAAGACCTCAACATCGGATGCCTTGTTTACGAAGCGGCCCAACGTGTCTTTGCCCTTGCGCACGGTATCATCAAGATCGAGATACAGAACCGGAGTCGCCTTGCTGCCGCGCTCGATCCATTCCTCTGTGACTTCTACCTCGCCGCCCTTCCATGTGTGGCTTGAGTTGGTTGCGCATCGATGATTCTCGTGGCCTGCAAACCCCCGCTTACACTCGCCCGCGCAATAAGGACACCGAACCGGGCACTCCACCGCCCGGCCTCCCAGCGATTCGCAGATCGCGCACGTCGCCTCAAATGAGACGCCGTGGATACATCGCTGATTGTTCATTACTGTCATTTTCGTGTCCCTCTCTGGTGGGGCTGCGCATCGCGTAGTTGTCCGGCAAACTCAAACTCCGCACGTCACCTCTGTTTTTACGCCCGAATGAACACCGATGAGCGTGACTTCACAGCCAAGCCGCTTCGATAAATCATCACAAAGCGTTTCTTGATACACAGGCTCTTTGCAGGCGTCCAACGCCTCGGCCAAGATTGTTTCGACCTCGATCAACCGCTCAGTTTTGACGATCATTTCGTAGGTATCTTCCACGCTGATATCAACCGGGCAACGCGCACTGATTGTTAAAATGTGTGTGACTTTCATTTGCCCTCAAATAGAGTTGGCATGGTTGCCGCTTTGTAAATCGCTTCCCGCATCCACGAATAACGAGACAGCCCCGTGCCGTCAATTGAATCCGCACCTATCGACTCGAAGTATTCAAATCGCCCCGGCGTGTTTACTCGACCAGCATGTACGGTCTTATTCATTATCTTTGCTGCCTTCACAATGGCAGCTGCGTGGTGCGATAGTTTCCAAGCCGTTGTGCCGCCGATGAACACAGCAACGATATCGCCCCACGGTATCGGCAAGTCCTCTTGTCCGTCCTGACAAACGAAAGCAAGCGGCCATGTGCAGAGACGCGGATACCAGAACTCAAAACATTCAAGGGTGCGCCTTGCGCTCGCGGGAACATCGGGAACCGTAATCCATCGAACCTTGTCTTGACGCTTCGCTTCGCGATCCAATAACGAGAGATAGGCTTTTTCTTTGAAACCCACGAAGCCTCCGTTTTCGATGGCTTCCATTTCGTCTGGATACTGAACTTTGAAACGGGTGAGCGGGGTCAATAATTGCTCCACCTTGCAGCCGATTTCAGCCTCGCAAACTTTCAGGTCTTCGCTTGTGTCCAGTAACGCCATCATCTATTGATTCGTTTCTCCTTTACCTCACAAACTCAAACTCTTTTGCTTCCGATACGTGTTTTTAGCGGATGCGATCATCCCCGCGCTTTCATCCGGCGACTGCCGCGCAACGTGCTGTCATCCATTTTGAATCACCTCCTTTACCTCACACTGCGATTGCTTATCTTGAGTCTCTAGCATGGCAATGATTCATCCGACGCAACAATTTCACCCTTTCGGACTGCGCACTCCACGCACCAAAGAGATTCGACCGTCATTCGTTGACCATTCGGCAGGATCACGTCTTGAACGAACTGTGGATTCCCATCACCTTCCCAGCAAAGCCCAACGGCTGCGGTTGAATCATAATGAGCGTTGTAGTCTTCCTGTGACATTAGTTCTTCAGGAGCTTCCGCGAGCTGGTAAATCTCAGTTGTTTATTCATCTCTTTTCCTTGTTAGACGCTTCGCCTTCCTCTTACGCTTCTGCTTTTTCCGCGCAAACTTTATTGCCGCAAGTGCTTCAACGACGGATGCCGAAGCATCGCTCGCGCTTCCTCACGTCAAGCGGCAATCTTTCAAATATCTGCGCGCAACCGGGAAGTCTTCAGTTCCCACTTCCCTTAACTCCCCGGATGCGCCTCATCGCACCTTCATCTTCTCATTCTTCTTCGGCGATCCCACAATTCCCCGGGTCAGTCGCCGCGCCCGAAACCCCAACATCGACGGATCCTGAAACGGCGCATTCACCGCCTCCCGCGCCACCATCAGCGCTTCAATACATTCCTCGCGCCCATACCCTTCCATTAACGCTACCAGGTCTTTCGCTAACTGGCCGCGCTTTGGATACTCAACCTGGTCCGGATTCCACCGAATCGGCTTTCCACTGTCCAACCACCCGCGCGCCATCCCAAGCGCCGACCGCTGGTCGTAATCGCCCAAACCAGAACCGGTCACAGCCGCCAAAATGACTTCATTGAGTTCGCTCACTGGATTCTCCTTCGCCTTCATAGAACTTTTCAATCTGAACGCCGTCGGGTACCGCGTTAATCCACCACCATTCGCCGTGGATTCGATGCCTCTCATGAGGCTCTGTCACTAAGACCTTCGCCTCGACGGACAGGTGATAATGCACGCCGTCATCGACATAAATATCGCCCGCTTCCGCTGGGTGCATAGCGGCACAAAGAACGCGCCCATCTTTACGGATCCGCACCGCCATCACGCCGGCCCGTCCCGATTAAAACACTCGCCGCATCCATGCGGATCCTCCGCGTGACCAGCCGCCTTACAATCAGGGCAAACAATCGCCCGCTTCGGTCCCGCGAACTTTTCTCCGCAATGACGGCACTGCGCGTTCTTCGGTAAATTCCCAACCCCAACATGAACCCCAGGCACCTCCGCCGCTTCAGTGACCGGCGGCTCTTGAGCCTCGCGCGCCGCCTTCGCGTTCGCCGCAGCACGAGCGGCAATAGACGCCGACTCGTCCGTGTTCGCTGAGGTACTCGGAACTCGCGAGGACGTGGTGCCGCCATCCGCTCGCTGCCCATCATAAAACGCAATCGCTTCTTCCACGATTTCCGCCTCGGTCGCGCCATCCTGCTTCGCCCACCACTTTATCGCACGCTGCGCTTCAACCGACAACTCTAATCGCGGCGTCTCAGCGTCTAATATCGCCTGCTCTATCACCGCAGTCTTTGAACATCCTCGCTGCTCCGCCAAAGCAATCAACGCAGTCTTAACCGCCGTCCGAATCCGAAAACTCATCGCTACCGCTTCTGTCTTTCCCATTGTACCGCACTTTGTATCGCACTGTATCGCACTTGTCAAGGATTCTGTATTGCACCGTATCGCACTGCCTTCACCGCCCGCATTTCCAAAACTATTATTTTTTCAGCAGCGCCCATTCCTGATTTCATTTTCTATTGCCGCTCGCTCGCGCGACAGGGAGTCACATTACGGATACCGTCGAAGGTGCGCGGAGGTAGGAGGCTCCTGGCGCCCGGCCGCTGGCCTCGCCTGCCGCACGTCGAGCCCTTTCGCCTTATTACTGAGCAAACCACAGCATAGCGCTATACTGTGAGCGGTCGATGAATGGTCACGCGCCTGTTAAACATGGGCGCTGAACGATAGCCGTGCGCGCCTCGGTCAGTCTGACGCGGCAAGGCGCGACGATCAACGCGGCGCTCCTGCTTGTTGTGCTGGTCGCTGGTCCGCGGGATAGTGAGACGCGAAGTGAGCGGACCAAGATGACACAGACATATGGCTTGGTGAATGTATCGTTATGGCGCGTTGGGGGCTGTAAGTGTGGCAAATAGGGGCGTTACTTCGAGTAGAATCTCAGCTCCGTGACCACTTTGCAATCGAACGGCAACCAAGGAGGGGTTGACAAGGCGTATCGTGCAGTTCGCGGAGCGAGGGATGCTCGCTAATAAACTGAGAAGGAGAATGAAGCGATGAAGAGTCTATTAGGTCTTTTGGTATTGGCGGGAGCGTTAGGGCTTTCTGGTTGTCAGCGAGGGATTGAGCAGAAGGTTGAGGCGCGCTCTAGTCGGGTGGCATCGACACTTATTGAGGTTGAGGCGCAGATGAAGGAGCGGCATTACTGCGCGGGGATTACTAAGAAGGGCGTGCGGTGTCGGCGGCCGGTTAAAGTTGAGGGTGATTACTGCTGGATGCACAAGGACCAGGACAAGCGGAAGAAGTAGACGGGGAGCGGGCTTGGTAAGCTGGGAGCGTTTCGCGGTGTCGGAACGCTCTTACGTGCTAAGCACGAGAAGGAAGGGCTACATCATGTCTCAAACAGTAGGACAGTCCACATATTACGACTTTAAGGAATTGCGTCAGATGGTGCGCAAGTTGGCTGAGGGTGGCAAGGACACGCCGCATTCACCGGCCCATGTTAAGGCGCGTCTCCTTCGGTACAGTCTGAGAGTAACGAACCTGGGCGCGTCTATCGTCGCTCACGTTGAATTGCCGAGCGGATTTATCGCAGAGCGGGCAATGCTTCTCTAATCCCAGTCCGGCAGCGTGTCGCCCAATGGGAGACACTTTGCCGCGCGGAGATTAGACGCGAGAAGGAGAGCGAATTTATGGAGAATCAATGCAAAGTGGGCGCGCCTGGACGCGTTTATGCTGGCTGTGCGAGCCCGATGCGCTCCTGCCAGGAATGCACCGGCTATGCGCCTGAGTCTGAAATGGTGGGGCTCAGCGATGGGCGAATGGTCTGCGCGCCTTGCGATCGACGTATCCGCCGGCTGACCGCGGACCGGGCGCAGCTTTCATTTTTCGGACAGGAACAGCTTTTCTAACTTTGAAGGGAGAATCAGTTATGTCAGAAGCAACCAAAAGGCCGTGGCTCACTAAAGAGTCTCAGATTTACGCGGAAAACGGCAACGGCCAGACGATAGCCGTAGTTTACGACCTAAAAGACGACGCGGATGGCTCAGAAGAGGCAGCCAACGCCGCTCTAATCGTTCAAGCAGTTAATTCACATGATGCGCTGACCGTGGAACTTCGCAGCGCGATCGCACGCATTGACCACGGCGCACACTTGGGAGAGATACGCGATCATTTAATGCAGATGTTGAAAATCGCTGATCCTGCAGCCTTCTGATCGAATGGAGTCCGGCACCACGTCTCGCGGGGGATGTGGCGCCGCGCTCGGATTCAATCTGAAGCGAGAAAGCCGACGGGCTTTGTACGTGAAGGAGATACGATGACCAAACAGGAGAAATTACAACGATACTTTGACAGCATGGCGCGCTATGGCGTCAGCTACGAGGACGCGGCCAAACTCCGGCGCATTGAAATGACCTTGCATCGGTGGGCAGAGCTTGAGTGCGGGGATTCTAACGAGTACGCATCTTGGGCGATTGAACGCGACGAAGAAACCGAAAAGCCGTACATGGTTCGCCGCATTCATTCAGACGGGCGCATGTACCGCAACCGCATCGCAGACAAAGAATCCGGGGCATTGCGGCGACTCGGGCGCATCATGGCCGCTTACCCTGACTTGGTTTCTTACCATCAAGGCGATCCGCGCAGCTGCGCTCTGTACATCATTCGCAAGTCAGACTTGCCGCGCGATATGTTCGCCGTAATCCGCAAGGCCGAAGGCTGGACTATTCAGCGCACCGGCAGCGATTCGCCGTACTCAATGACCATTAAAACGAAGGCAGAGGCCAGATCCTTCGCATTCCGTCAAACGGTCGATTGCATGTATACGCGCGGCCTCGCGGCCTGTATCTAACTCGCCGTGTCTCCCAGTGGGCGACACGCGGATTCTAACCTTGCACCTGTCTCTGTTCTGAGCGGAGACAGTCAGGAGGGTTAAGACTATGGAAAACAAAGAGACACGACCATCAGTGCATGTGAAACTGAGGCCTAAAGGTCGCAAACGATTCGAGTTTCTAACGAGTCGCGGCGGCTTAAACCATCTGCGAATACATGCGGCGATGTTTTACGCCTGAACGCGCCGATCAAGTTGTGGCTGAAATTAAGGCCGAACACGGCGACAAGTACGAGGCCAGAATCGAGGCATTCGCATGAGCAACCAAGACATCATCGCAATTCTGAAGCGTAACGACATCCGCACTCTGGGCGACTTGGACGCATGGGCGCACGCGCGCAGGCTTTCACGCTGGCAGGCTTTGGCGGTTCTTGTCGGAGTAGAAGCCGCAGATCGCGTGTTCGGCTCGCTCGCGGTCAGGATGGTCGGGTTATCGGCATCGGGCAACCACTGGCAGAGTCAATATCAGACAACGGGCGACCAAGGAGGCGCACTACTATGATCGGTCAAACCTACTGCTATGATCGAGCCAACCCAAACGGAGGCTTTGGCATGGCCCATAACGGCAGATGCTTTCGCGGAATTCCAGCGCAAGAGGTTCACACCCAGGCAACGCACCACGTTCGATCAGGAGCTTGCTGCATGAACGTTTGCCGCGACTGCGCGAATGAGATCGGCAAGCGCAAAGACAAAGACATCGAGATAACCGAACTCCAGAGGGATTGCGATTAAGATCCGCAACCGCCAAAGCTCGAAAAGAACTGAAGGATGATTTGAAATGACGCTCTTACAGATCCTCGGCTTACGATGCCGCCACCGACGCCGCTCGCGCCCGGTCGGAGCGCATCAGGAATGCCTCGACTGTGGCGCTGACCTGCGCGTTGACTACTCCATTAGCAACGAAGATAAGGCGCAAGCGCGCGGCGTCGACCATTTTCAAACGGCGTGTCGCTCAGTCCAACGAGTAAGGACGCCGCTCAGGTTCCGAAAGCGCGCCTAAACTTTTGTCTTGTCTTTTCACAATCTCTTGTGATACCTTGCCGTCCGCAGCGCGGAGGAAACTTATGAGCGATACACCTAATTGGGCAACACTTGCTATTGAAGCAGCGAACCGTAAAGACGAGGAAGAAGCGCAGGCACTGGAAAAAACGCGCGCCAAGAACCTTCGGGAATTGGAGGCGATGCTTCAGCCGTTCGATATTCCTCTTTACCCTGAGATGGTTGAGTTTAAGCATGCACAGCCGCGCTACCCTGCTGGCGGTTTGCTACTGACTACCTTTTACGACGTTGACCATGGCTACAAGACTGTATTGGCCTTAATCGCACGATGCGAAAAATGTCCGTTTGAATCAGTCAAGGCAATCCGCGACCTAGCGACACTCGGCAAGGCGCTGCTTGGTCAAATTACTCCGCAATGGCATATATGCGCCGACAGACCCGCGCAGGAAACACCAGAGCAACGCTTAGTTGCGGCAATCCGAGACTTAGTAGTCGAACTGTAAGCCGCTGTCGCCCACTGGGAGACAAAACTCATGAGCCAACTAAAATGCCTCTACTTCGATATTGAGTCGGTTCCCGCGTATGACCGCTCAGACCTGTGGTTATCGCGCAAGGAAAAGCCCGCCGACGTAGACGAGGCGACGTGGCAGGCCGAACAACTGAAACAGATGGCGCTACAGCCGGAAGCGTGTCAGATGGTTGGGCTTAACGTAATCCTTGGCGATGGCGAGCCTAAGAGCGGATGGATTGGAGAATTGAACCCGAAAACAGGTGAGCCGTTTTCTGAGCAAGATTTACTCGTTCTCTTCTGGAATTGGGCCGCTCAGTGCCCACGCTTGATTGGTTTCAACTGCCTAAAGTTCGATCTTCCCGTCATCTACACGCGCAGCGCGCTCCTGGGCGTAGCGCCGACCGTCGCGTTCTATGACGTGAAATCGTGGCAGGATACCGTGATCGACTTGATGCAGCGGCGCTTCGGCCATAGCCGCGACTTTATGAGCCTCAAGGCGCTCAGGCGCGTGCTGGAGTTACCGGTCCCTGAGAAGTACGCCGAGGTCGTCGACAACACCGGAGCGGACATTGAAGAACTCTACTTGAATTTCATCAATAGCGACGACTGGGAAGCGCTGCGGCTGCTGAAGTTGTACGGGGAACTTGACGTGCTAACGACTAAGTTGTTGGCGCAACTGTGGCAGGGATTTTTCTTTACGAGGATTGAATAAAATGAGCGACAACCTGAGATTTGAAATAAGAACGCGAACCGTCACCTACTGTGACGAACGCAAGTTTGTTGAATACGAGATTCTCATGTGCGATCTTAGAGGCATCGTTGGATTTGAAAGTGGGCCGCGCAGAGAAACGATAAGCAGGTCGGACGCGATCAAGGCGGCTCGCGCTCGAATCCGCGTCCTTAAAGCCCACCGCCTGTTTGCGATTCGCATCACTAAGAAGCATATCAAAGACGGAGAGGCGAGAAATTGTTTTACCTGCGCAATCTCCCAAGCACTCTGGCACAACCAGGAACGTATGGGTCTGTCGAAGTACGAACACAGTTTCCGAGTCGTTCCCTATGCCTGCATGACCGAAGCCGATGGCCTTGTGTTGCAATACAAATACGGCGACAAGGACGACCTGCACATTCCCGATGATCAACTGCCGGATATTGTGTTTGAGGGTACAGGCTACAAACGCTGGCGCACTCCACATGAAGGCATGATTGAGTGGGCAATGACGTTCGACGACTATGGCGACTCTCGCTATATGTCGCTTTCCGAATGGCGAGAAGATCGCGGATACGACGACGGGGAACGTCCATATCCCCCTTCGCCCGGATCGTTCGTGCTTGACCTTGATGCGATGCAGCCGCTGAAAGACTAAATGCGCCTAGTCAAAGAAGACAATCAATACATCTTCCTCTGTGATTACACGGAGCGATTTGCCGCGAAAGGCGCTGGCTTCACCTGGGATCGAAACAATCGTCGCTGGCGCACAGAGAACCCGAGAGTCGCCTTAAAACTCGCCGCGTATGCGGATGACGCTCTCCGCGCGGAGCTATTACCCGAAGCTGAAGGGTTGCCGGATCCGGATAAAGCCACGCTGACTTTCGATGGTACGACGTGGAAGTATTACTCGCCTTACGAGTTCAACCGCTACGCGAAAGACGCGGGGATGCGCGTCTCCAAGGTTCCGGTATGGCACTGGTGGACAGAAGACGTTGCTATTGCGCTCAGATGCTACCAGGCGGCCGCGGAAGGCGCGCCAGACGTGTTTGTTTGCGATGCAGAGGCGCAAGACTTGTTAAGGGGTACGCAGGCGCGACAAGCGGCGGCAATGGCGGCCTCGCGCGCGATCGAGGCGGACGTCGACGCTCTGCCATCTTACGCCGTGCCGGATCCGGCCAAAGGCTTTGCATTGCTACCGTGCCAAGTCGCCGCAGTGCTCTACGCTCAGAACAAAGACGTCGTGATTTTTGGCGATGATATGCGGATCGGGAAGACCCCGGAAAGCATTTGCTGGTCAAACTGTCACCGTGACGTAAAGCGAATTCTGATTATCACGAAGAAGACGATCAAGTTGAACTGGCAGCGCGAGTGGAGGCGCTGGTCGACGCTCGGGCTCAGTGTCGGCGTCGCTTGGGGCTTGAGCGACTGGCCGGACACCGATGTGGTAATTGCAAACGCGCAAATTCTTGGTAATCCGAAAGACAAGATGATCGTCCCGGTCCTACTTAAGTCTGGCAAACCAAAAATGAAGAAGACGAAAGCCGGAATGGTACCAGCGACGAAAAAGGTCTATCGCGTGCGCGACGAAGTTGCCGTGCCTTGGGATATGGTAATCGTGGACGAGTGTCACGATTTTAAGACCATCGGTACAGCGAAACATCAATACCTTCAGGCGCTACAGCCGAAGAAGCGCGCTCTGCTAACCGGAACGCTTAGTCCAAATGGTCGCGCAATGGAAATCTGGCCGGCGCTGAATTGGATCGATCCAAAGTCTTTCCCTGAATCGTCACGGTTTAAGTTTGCGATTCGATTTGCTGACGCGCAGCGAGGCCCGTTTGGCTGGACTATGGACGGCGCGTCGAATCTGGACGAGTTACAGACGATCCTGCGATCAAAGTACATGGTCAGGCGCTTATTCCCTGATGTCTACAAAGAATTCCCCAAGCGCCGCCGCCAGCTAATTGAGTTCCCATGCCCGGATGATGGATTCATTAACGAACAGGATCGTCTCTGGAAGCGCTACACAGATATTACGGTCCGCGCGTCGACGGTCACGACCGACATAGAAGAATACCGCGACGACGTGCGCGATCTCGACACCGACAAATTGGCCTGTTTCGAGGAAATGTCGCGCGTGCGCCACGAAGACGCGATCAAACGAATTCCGTTCATCGTCGAGCACTTAAAAGAACTGCTGGAAGAGACGCCAAAGGTGATTTGCTTCGCGTGGCACAACGACGTAGTAGAGCAGATCGCGGCCGAGTTTCCCGGGTGCGTGAGCATCTACGGTAAGACGCCAGGAAATCAGCGCGTGGCGATGCAGGATCGTTTTAACGCTATGCCTGCGGGTTTGGGTGTGCTCGGAATTGCAATCTGCGAAGGCTTGGACATGAGTTCTGCCGATGTGGGTGTGATGGCGGAGTGGTCTTGGGTGCCGAAAGACATCAACCAAGCGGAGGCGCGACTGGAGAATCCGTTCAAAAAGACTTCTTCATTGATTCAATACTGTGCCTTCCAAGGCTCGCTCGATGCTCGAATGGCGCAAACGCTCGTCGATAAGGAAGAGATTAACTTCAATGCGCTTGATCGTGAAATCCCGATGATGGCCGAACTGCCCGCCGTGTCGCCCAGTGGGGGAGAAATCGCGCTACCGGAGAAACTGGAAGCGAGCGGACCCGTTTCGAGTTGGTCACCAGCAGAATCGTTAGGAAATTTAACAGGTGACCAAATAAACCCCAATAAAAACGTAGGACCAGAATTATCGGTCACCGACTGTCGCGACATCTTGATTGCCGTCCGTACGCTGGCGGGAGTATGCGACGGAGCGTTTGCGAAGGATGGGATGGGATATAACGGCATCGATAGTAGGTTTGGGCACAGTCTCGCATGTCGCGATGAATTGACGCCTCGGGCGGCTCAGGTTGCCTTAAAGATGCTCCGCAAGTACAACGCTTCGCAGTTAGGTGGAATGCTGGATAGGTTTTATGAGAATGGAGACAAGCGATGATGTTTGGGTTTACGAATGATGACGCCGACTTAGAGGCTGCGCGAAAGTGGGTAGCCGACGCCGTAGCGGATGGATGGACTATTGAGCCGACCTACGCGAGCGAACCCGTCGAGCGCGCCGCATCGCTCCGGAAAAACGGCTATCACGTCCTCGCTTTAATGCGCGACAATTCAGAGCATAAGTATAAATACAAGCACGAAGCACAAATCAATTTGTGGGGCCCGGACGGCTTAGCAATTACGGCTCCGCGTGTCTATGACTTCGCAATTATCAAAGACGGCAATCGTCGCTGCGGCGAATGCGGGAAAACCGATGTCGATACTCAGCGCGTAGGATTTGCTGGTCGCTGTTGCGCTGACTGCCTTCCCGCCGCCCAGAAGAAATACGAATACCCCGGATGGACAAGATGACGGATTTGCTCGCAAAACACGGCATAACTTACAGTGACGCCGACCACCGATACGAGCGTTTCGGCCAGCGCATTACCAGTGTGACAGGGTGTTTGCCTTATGTGGAAAATGAGTGGCTGGCGGCGAATCAACAGGTCAAGGAGAAGGCGGGCGACCGCGGGCATAAAATCGCTCAAGACATCGAGCGATGCGAGCGGCAGAACCGAAAGCCTGCCTATGTCACTGTTCTCGACAGCGAAGACTCGGCTGGATGGATGACCGGGTACTGGCGCTTCAAACAGGAAACTGGTTTCCGCACGCTCGTGTCGCCCACTGGGAGACATGCCGTCGAGATGTTCGTCTATCACGATTTAATGGATTACGTTGGTCGCTTCGACATCTTGGGCGTCTGCGAAAATCTCAGCAAAGAAATAATCCTGATCGACGTGAAGGCCAGCGCGCTCATTCCCAAGACTGTCGGAATGCAGACGGCCGCGTACCTGGAAGCCTACAACCGCTGCGCGAAGGATTACGAGCTCCCCAAAGCAAAGAAGCGCGCGTGTCTCCATCTAAACCCGAAACTTTATCGGAGCGGCTGGAAGCTCGAACCACTTGAGAACCCGCGCGACTTCGGTAATTTCATGTCATTGCTGAATGCTCAGCGCATCGCTAAGGACATGGGGTGCTCTCTTAAATTTGTACCGTTTGATAACCGAAATGATAACCAGACCGTCAAGCCGAGCGAGGTATTCGCATGAAATTAACAGCAATCGTCTTTAAGGCTGAGTGCCAAATGCGCCTCACCAAAGAAGAAGTCGATCTATTGATGAAACTGTCGGCGATGCACTATGACGCGCATTGCCGCGCTGTTAGTCAGGAAGGCGGATTCCTCTTCGGCCTGCGTAATAGTGTTGAGTTTAAGTCGGAGCCAACCCTGAAGTTTCGGGAAATCGACACGCTCTGTAAGATTCTCGAAATCGCTCACTACAGTCCAAAAGATAAGAGCAATAACTTTCAGGAAATGGCGATGCGGCTAACCGAAGAACTACGAGATTGCCTGCATAGGCTTAACAACGTGTGCGGGCTTACACAGGAGGTACGATGAACGAACCAACTAACCCGCAGCGTCCGTTTGACGTCGAATACAAATTCACGCTGGAAGTTGAGCGCCAACGCGCAATACTCTTCCAGATGATCGATGAATGCCGCGCCGCCGCTGAAACGCGAGTCCGCGCAATCCCTAAGCATTATCCGCGAGAAGAACAAGTCCGACTGATTGAGCGAGAGATTCAACGCTACCGCACCGAGGCGCAACCGTTCATCGACTCTCTGGCTCATTTACAGCAATTCGCCACAGTCATTGTTTTCCACGAAAGGACACCTATCGCCGCATGAACGAACCAACTATCCCACAAGAAGTCAAAACACTCGCCGCCGCCGCTCCGCATTTCCTGGAGCGGGTCATGGTCGTATCGACCGCCGAAGAAATGCAGGTCGCTATGGTCGCTCTGTCTGAGATAAAGGCCGCTGAGAAAGAACTTCTGGCGAAGAAAAAGGAACTACTCGATCCGTTCAATGAAGGCATCAAGCGCATTAACGCTTTCTTCGCGGTGCCGCTGAATAAACTCGCGGAAGCAAAGACCGGTCACGACCGCGCCATCGTCTCTTATCGTCAGGCTGAACAGCAACGCGTCGCGGAAGAGAATCGGCGGCGCCAGGAAGAGGTCGAGCGACAACAGGCTGTGTTGCGCGCGAACGCTGCCGCTCAGGCCGCCAGAGCCGCGAAGGATGAGCAGATACGCAGGGAGAAAGCCGCCGCTGCGGAAGCCGCCGGGAAGGCCGCTCAGGCTGCGAAACTCCGAGCACAGGCTGACAGCATCGCGCAAGCGGCAGAAACGCAGGCAGCGGTCACGGAGAGCACCGTAGCAACGATGGTAGCGCCGACTGTCGAGCCTGACGTGCCAAAATCAGACGCGGGGCATTTCTCTTCCCGATCGACCGGCCGCGTTCGCTCACTCAAAGAGATGCGCGACGTCGAGAAGGCCGCGGTCGGCGAAAAGGGTGTCGCGCTTTTGGTCGGAAGCGTCGAGGAAGATTTGAGGAAGCGGAAGCAGAAACTTGGATTGATACCGCTGATTTGCGCGATTGCGGACGGTGTAAGGGCCGGGACGGCGTTTCCGCCGCCGCTTCTGCTGAAAATCGACCAGAAGCAGATGAATGATTTAGCGCGCGGGCTTGGGAGCCGCTTCGACATGATCCCCGGGTGCGCGCTCGAGACTGAGACTTCAGTTGTGAGTAAAAAGCGATGAACGAACCTGAATGGTTTCCATGTGCCGCATGTAAAGCGCCAATCTTTTCGGCGTATCACGAACGCACGGGCACACGCGCGCCGCTTTTGCGCCCGCGAGAAGGCGGGCTCGCGCCGAACATCACAATTCGATTCAAAGATGGCCGCTGGCTGTATCACGTAATCAACAAGAAAGAGCGCGAATCTGGGATGACGGGCGAGTTCATATCTCACTTCGCCGATTGCTACGCCGCGCAGAGTTTTCGTCGCCCAGTGGGAGACACGCATGGCAACAACCAAAGACCTTAACGACGATTTGAATGTGGGCATGACCGAGGTTCGCCGAACGCTTGAACATTACAACCTCGGCGAGTGGCAAGAATATCTACTGATCCGACGCGCGGGAAGTGAGGGCAGCTTTATCGTTCTTAGCCACCCGCGCGACACAAGCGGATTCGCTGCTAAGTTAGTTGAATTTCACAAAGAGCAGACCAAGCAGGAGGATGTCTAATGCCTAGAGCCTTTGCTTTTGAGCGCTCCAACATACTCAGTCCGGCGGAACGCGCTGAGGCCGCGCGCAAGTGTCTCCGCATCATCAGCGAAGACGCCGATCTCGACAAGATGAAGCGCGTCGACTACGAGTTCTATAACGACCAAATGGCGCGCTCCAAGCGAATAAGCTACGCGCCAAGCGAGAGCGTGCTCGCGTGGCTCAGAGACATCACGGAGAGAGTCAATGAAGGGGCTACTGATGCGCTACGCTGATTCTTTAACGCTTGCAAGTGGAATGATGGTCGTGGCGATTCGCCCAGGCGCGGCGCTCGGGATTCAATACGAGGTCGGGACCGTAGGCGTCATCCAAGTGCGCAACGACACCGCCGGCGACCGGGAGCGAAAGGTACGATTCACGCGCTCGCTCACTGTCGATTTCAGTTTCTTCGCGCTGCAGAACTGGGATGTATTAATCCATTGCGGCGAATGTCACGCGCCCGCGCTCAAGTCCGAAACTGAGCAATGCATGAAGTGCCTGCGCGGATCGTTATGTACCGTCTGCGCCTCGATTCATGAGTGCGCGAAAAGATAGCCACATGTCTAATTTATCGGCGGCGCCTGATGCCGTAGCGTAGAAAGCTTGGAGGATGAAAATGGCAAAGAAAAGACCAAGTGTCGATCCGCGTTCATGGGATGCAGCGGAGTCGTTACTAGAGTTGATGCCCCAGTTCAATGCGTTACGTGAAGATATTCGCGTCGATTTGAAATGGGAGCTTGCGGATCGGATTCAGAAGGAGTGGGAATCGTTTTGCGAGGAGCAGAAGTTCAATGACTAACTGTCCGCACAAACGGAAAGATACTCAGCGAAACTGAGAGGAGATAACAGTGAAGGAAGCAAAACTAAACCAAACACCACCCGCACCAAAGCCGACCAAGCAGAGGGCATGGTGTCTAAGAACGACTGATACAGTCGGGTTGATCGTCAACGCGGTAACAGATTCGCTGACTCCTGAAGATCGGCAAACAATGGGCTACTATATTGAAGGAGCTATACAGGATGCTTATACACACGGCCGTCAGGATTCGGGCAGGTCGGCCATGTTTGAAATAGCACCACCCGCACCAGCAGAGTTGACTGTAGAGCAAGCCTTAGCTGAGTTGCGAGAGATGTTTCCGAACGAATGGTTAATCACCATCGACAAAAGCTGGAAAGCAAAGGCAGAGTATTGCGACGAGTCTCAGTCTGTACGAATCGGACTGAGGGCAACTAACCGACACTTCATGGGCGCGACCCTCACCGAAGTTATGGTCCGTATCCGCGAATGGAAGGAGCAAGATGGGCTTTCTAAATAGTGACTACATTCGCCAGTTTGTCTCGGGCCAAACCATTGCAATTCTCGAAGATGACGAGGCGGCACCCGGCTGCTTTCGTCTGCGCTTTGAGAATGGCGAGAGCTTGCGGATCGCTCCGCGTAAACGTGGCTGTAAATGTTGCGAAGTTGAAATCATCGCTACGCCTTATCGCACTGATGGAGAAGTCAAGCAGAGTACCGAAATCAAGGAGTCACAGAATGGCTGATACACCTAAAGCAGAAGTTGCACGCGATCCAATCGTGGCGGATATGGAAAACCGAGAGGCAGCATTTGAGCAGATATGGCAACAACAGTTTGTCGAGCCGTTCAGTAAGAAGTATCCAACGCTGCCACTGTACGACACCAAGTCAGCCGAGTTTTTCGTGCGCCGAGCCGTAAGGTTTCTGCTAACAAATTCTGTCGATGGCCCGTTCTCACTGGCACACGATGGCTCGCTTACTGAGCCACCAGCAAGAGTGTTTCTGGAGCGGCAACCAGAAGACGGTTATCGCAGGGAGACGTGGTTTCCTGAGCCTCCACGGCAGCTTGATCCGCCGATGTATCAGATTGTCGAATACCTGGCAGCGTCGTCATTCACGAATCAGCCTGGAAGGAGCTTTGTAATGCCATTAAATAACCCAAAAGAAGAAGTGTTGGCAATTGAGCCGTTAGCATTTCTTCATGACGATGGTGAATGGGTTTACGTCTACGCAGGTCGAGAAGTGACCGAACCGTGCCCAACTTGCAATCAATCCCGGTATCGCGTCGAACAGAGAACTAGCGTACCTGCAATCGGGGCTGGGCCATCATCAGAGGAAGCGTGGCGCAGCGCCTTAAAAACTCTGACAGCGAGGTGAACAATTTAACTCGCCGTTCCCCGCGTGAACGGCTTAACCCGAAAAGGAGAATTCAAATATGTCAGTAGGAGCTAAAATCGAACTATCGCCAGGGCTCGTAATCGAAATCGAGGTTGCCGCCGGCGCCAATCCGATCGACCAGCAAAAGAACGTCATCGAGGCGTGCAGTTTTTGGCAGCAGTTACCGACTGTGTGCCCAATGCCGGGGTGCGGGGCGCCGTTGGTATTCTTTGCGCGCCATCCGCAGGAGTACCACTACTACGGGCTCAAATGCACCGGCCCAAAGACGCACGAAATGAACCTCTCTGAGCGTAAGGATAAAAGTTCGTTCTACATGAAAGACGACGCATGGAAGGATGCTTACCACCAGAGCGTCGCCCATGATGAAGGCGCGCCAGCGTCCGCCGCGGCCAAGTCCCAAACGTCGCCCAGTGGGGGGCAAGCGGGTCCGAAGGCCGCTCCCGCGCTGATCGCCAGCGTCATGCGCAAGGGCGCAGAAAAGGGCATGGACACGAAAGAGAAGGTCGTGAAGTTCATCAACGACTGCAAAGATACTTTCCCGTGGGCGGCCGACATTAAGGAAGTCGGGCAGTTGAGCGAGTCCCAGGCGAAAGACATCATCCAAACCTTCGAGTACGTGTAGTTTTTTGTTGACACGAATTCGTTGGAATTGGTAGGTTGCGAACGTTCGTTGCCGTCTCAAAGCGGCTTTGAAAATCTGATACAGTAACAGAGCGGCCAAGTTACCGTGCCGCGTTTTCGCAAACCATCTCAAGTTCCGTTTGTTACTGGGCGGGTACTTGGGTTCTTTGAGGGGGCGCGTGATGCGGGCGGTAACTTGGTCGCTTTTTATTTATGGCACTTAGACCTTCAGAAAGATTTCGAATCTTCCAGCGTGACAACTTCACGTGCCAGTATTGCGGACGTCGCGCGCCGGACGTTCAACTGCACGTAGATCACGCCCAGCCTCAATCCAACGGCGGGTCGGATGAGTCTTCCAACTTGCTTACGGCATGCCAAGATTGCAATCTTGCGAAAGCTGCCAACTTGAGCAACGAAACCCGTATTCAGGCTCTGTACACGGCTACGACTCGGCAGTTTGGGCCTTTTTACGGAGAGGAACCAGAATTTATCCTTCGGGAGATTGAATTTGCCGTCGTGTGCGGTGAATGCAACTTTGAATACATGCTCAACGCTGTGGCGCGTTACGAAAATGTCAGGGCATTCCTCGATGAGATTACAGGGCGTGAGCATTGGTATGACTATAATGATCCAGACAAAGGCGACGGCTTTGGAGACTACGATTACCCCGATCGGATAACCGATTGGAAGTTCATACTCGCGCCATTACCTCAATGAGCAATTTTTCTAAAAACCGCTCTAAGCGGATCGCGAATAGGTTTGCGCCTGAACGAACGCAGCGCGCTACGACAAGCTTTCCTTTTCCTGAGAGAATCGCAGCCACGCCTGAAATAGTTGAGTTTGCCGCGAAGCACGGCTACGTCGGTAATGATCTGCGGGATTGCATTGAGTTGATGAGACTGAAACGTCTCAGGGATAGAATTGAATACACGAACACGAAAGAACTGGCGCTGGATATTCAATACTGGATTGCGACCTGCGCCCAGAACCGAAATAGACGACGAGAGGCGGTCAACGAATGAAGTACGCATCCGAAACAACAGTGTCAAGCGAGCGCAGCCAGGGCGAGATTAAGGCGACGCTGCAGCGCTATGGCGCGAGTAAGTACGCATTCTTCGAAGAAGACACTCGGTCGGCGATTGTGTTCGAACTCGCAGATCGACGTCTTCGATTTGACCTGCCATTACCGAATCGCACTGCCGATGAGTTTGTCTACCGCTACTACGGCGGGAAGAAAACCAATGATGCGCTGCCGGTTCATAAGCAACATGTGAAGTGGGAGCAGGCTTGTCGTCAACGATGGCGCGCCCTCGCGCTGGCGATCAAAGCCAAATTGGAAGCTGTTGAATCAGGGATCACGACATTTGAAGATGAATTTTTGGCGCACATTGTCATGCCCGACGGGAAGACTATTGGCGAGCACATTAGTCCGCAGATACCAGAACTTTGCGCGACCGGACGATTGCCGCGCCTGATCCCGTCAATCGGTGAAACATCGGCTGCAAACTAACGATTGCCGCCACGGATAGCTTTATGATAAATCCGCTGACCCTATGTCGCATGAAACCGAACTGCCAAACGCGCCCGAGACTGAAAGCGTGTTCCTTGGCTCAATCCTGCTGGACCCGCAACTTATGGACGAAGCGGCGCATGAACCGCCTGATATCTTTTACGGCTACGCGAATCGACTGATTTTCACGGCTATGCTCGAACAGCACCGTCAGCACGCAGAGATTAACCCGGTCACGATCGCGAATGCGCTCGGTAGAGATGCACAGAAGGTCGGCGGCGTGCCTGGGATCTCAAAGCTAAGCGACAAACTCCCGGCCGTGACTAAACTCGCTCCGTACACGAAGATTCTGCGCCAAAAACTTACCGCACGGCAGGGGTTCAAAGAAGCTGCCCGGCTACAAGCCGCCTTTCTCGACGAGTCGGAAGATCCACAAGTCACACTCGCTACCGCCACAGAGCGCTTTGCGTCGATGCGCGAGGCGTCAACCAACGGATTCAAGGGCGGGCGCCTGATCGATCTCGTGCCCCAAGTTGAAGACCATCTCTACCTTTTGCGCGCTGGCATCAATCCGGCCGTCGCTACCGGCTGCGAGCCGTTGGACAGACTGACCGGCGGCGGTCCGACGCGAAGTGAGATGTGGGGTATTGCCGCGCGATCAAGCGAAGGGAAAAGTTCAATCCTGCTGCAGACGCTGAAATACATGGCGTCTCACGACGCGCCGTCGATTCTTTTCTCGCTCGAGATGAAAGCGCTGCTGATCGCACTTCGGGCGCTGGCGGCCGAATCGGGTGTGCCGATGAATCGCATTCGATACGGCATCAGCGAGATTGCAGTGGCTGACTTATTGGCGCAGGTGCGTAAGTCGCTCGACTTCCCAATCTGGATTTACAACGACTGCAAGTCTGTTCATGAGATCAAAAACCGCATCGGCGTAGTCAAACGAGAACTCGCCAATCAGGGCAAGGAGTTGAAAGTTGTCGGTATTGACTACTTTGGGAAGGTAAGCGGATACGGGCGCGGGCGCGACAAGTATGAGAATAAAACTCAGGAGTTGAAATACACTGCAGATTTCATTCAGCAGGACATCAGCATCGGCGAGGACTTAGTAACGATCGTGGCGGCGCAGTTCAATCGGTCTGCGTGGGGAAAGAAAGACCCGGGGCCAGAAAGTATTGACGGCGGAGAGGCGTACTACCAGGCGTGCGACCTGTTTGCCGTGCTGACCACCGAAGCGCAAAAGGACGAAGGTGATTTGTCAAAAGCGCGACTGGCGGTCTGGAAGCAAAGGAATGGTCCGACAGCCGTGGGCAAGCGCGCTATCAAGTTACAGTTTCATCGCCCAAAGATGCAGTTCTATCCGACGTTGGATGAGTTAGGCGAAGAAGTACCAGACGATAAGGAGAATCAGTTTTTATGAGTTTAATCGAAAAAGTCTTAGCGTCACATACCGGCGCCAAGGAACGCGAGGACTGGGAACAACAGGCGTGGGCGGCTTTTCGGAAGTACCGAGGCGCTTTCGGGCCGATTATCGAAAAAGAGGTTGAGTCAGCGTTCTTTACCGCGTTAGCGACCGGCGCGGAATACGGCGGACATCTTGAGTTTAGCCGCCTGGCCAAAGAACGAGGCGTCCGTACCGACCCGCCACCATTGTTCGGGCAGATACCGTCCGCGAAAATCGACCGACTGCGAGAAGAGGCGGCGGCGCTGAATAACCTGCTTACCACTGCAACGCCAGAGTCAGTGCCGTGGACTCAATCTGTCGTAGCCCGCGTAAACGCATTGAACGCGATTCTCAGTCATAAAACCGCGTCCGGGCCGCCACCGTGGAAAGTAGAAGATGCGTTTGAAGTGTGGCTGCGGCGCAAGTTTCCCGGCGTGCGTAATCTCGGCGGCAAGTTAGTCTTCGGACTGGAAGATGAAGTCAAATCCGCCTTTCTCGCTGGCGCTGAATACGGCGCAGCGGCGCAAGGGCCGATGGTTATGACGCTTTGTCCAAAGTGCGCCGCTCCGCTCAGACCTCGCTCTGATGGTTCAGGCGATTTTGAATCCTGCGCTGAATGTGGATTCGGCGCGGCTGGCTCGGAGACTACGCACTCCGAGAATCGCACGGACGCGGCATCTTTGGGGGAGGATGTCGCGTCCGTTGGGGCGAAGTACGATAACGAAAAGGCACGTGGGCGCAAGTACCAGCTTACCAGCGCCGTTCATCCTGAAACGGTCGTCCGATGGTTTCTTGAACTGAAACATCTCTGGTTTGACGAATCGCTAGGCCGCAACCTATTCACGGGACAATGGAACGCGGCATTTAAGTACCTTTGTGGATGGATCGAGACAGGCGAGTTGCCGAAGGATCGCACTCTGCTTGAAATTCAGATCGCGGGCAAGTTTCAGGAGTGGCTTGATTCCTCGTGGGAAGTTATTCCCCAAGTCTTCCCCGGTTTTAATCCCGATATTCACACGGTTCCCCAAAGCGAGGCGACGGAGGCCAACGAGAAGGCGCAAGGTCGTAAATCGACACGCACGCGTCCGATCGAATGGTATGTCGGAGATTCCGAAAGCCAAACGTCGCAAGTATCCGAAGACACGAAAACCGCCGCGCCCAAGTGTCGCCCAGTGGGAGACAAATGTTTCTACATGGAAGGAAAGACGTACCAGACCGCCATCCCTTCCCGCGAAGACTGGCAACTTGAACGCTGTCGCTCGCTCATCTTCGCAATCTTGGACGGGATTTCCGCGACCACAACAGACGCGCTCTACACGAACGATACCGATCCGGTCGGCGACTGGATTCACGAGTTAGGAGAATTATGGGCGAGTATTTGACGCAGATGTATTGCCCGTCATGTCCTTTCATCCTGCCTATCGGCGAAGCGGCAAAGCCGATCTGTCCCGACTGCGGCGCGAGGCTATGGATTCGGGAAGAAGGGCTACCGCCCCGCGAAGTACCATCTGAAGGGGTAGAGCCTTCGAAGGATTCTATCGCCACGTGCGCACAGCCTGCGCCTCCCTTGCCAGACACCCCTGACAGGATGCACGGCAAGGCCGGGGAGAATTCAGACGCCTTAAATCGCCCGCAATCGCCAAATCCGTCTCCGCTTGAAAAACAACTACAGGACGAGCAGAGCAAAGCCCGAAAATGGGCCGAAGGAGATGATTATCACGCGCGCCCAGTTCAAGACATCGTAGGCTGTCTCGACTGCGACGAACCGGCGGAGTTCATCACGTTTTCCGATCCACCGCTGGCGAAGTGTTTTCGTTGCGCCTTGCTGAAGGCGATGGAGCGATTGTGCGCGCTCTGCGGGAAGCATCCGACCGAGTGCATCGTCAGAGCCATTGGCGAGAACGAGCGCCAGGACGTGATCGGCATCTGCGCGAACTGTTTCAGTAAGCGACTTTCAGGAATGAGGAATTGATTATGAACATACCAGAACAGGTGTTAGCCGAAGTGTCGGCGGCGACCACAAAGTTTCCGACGTGGCCGACTGACCCGCTTCATGCGATGGCTGTCGTTGGCGAAGAAGTAGGCGAACTTCAAAAAGCCGTGCTTCAGGCGGTCTACGAGCCGCACAAATCAAACCCTGACGATGTTCGCGCTGAGGCGATCCAAGTTGCGGCGATGGCTTTCCGTTTTCTTCTAAGTTTGGACGAATACAAGTACGAGCCCGGCATTCAACATCAGCAAGGGAGGCTGACTGGCGAGAGGCGCGCCGTATTCGTAGTCGATCACATTGTTGGGCCGAAGGATACAACCGTAATCGTCGGGCATAGCGCTGACGTCGACGCGATAAGAAGCGGAATGCGACTATTCTCATGAACCCGCGCGTCGAGGCACAGCAAATCATCGTCACGCGCACGCAGAACGCGCTGCGAATGATGCGACAGGCGTTCCGCGAGAAGCCTAACCCTGAGTTAGCGCGGCGGATCGCAGAGAAAGAGCGATTCTTGGAAAGGATGAAGCAGTAATGCACTCATGCCCTGAATGCGGTCAGGCTTGCTACTGTCACGGCGACATCGACGACTGTGAGGTCGAGACGGAAGAGTATTCATCGATGATGTGCGAATGTCCGTACAGTCCTGAAGGTTGCGGCGGCGATGATACCTACGACGACGAGGATTATGACGACGACCTTGGATACTACGACTAAACCCGATACACCTAAAAACGGCGGCGAGGCGGCTATGTGCGCGTGGCTCAAGCAGGCGTTCAAAGTAGTCAACGCGCACTACCCGAACATCGACTGGACGCTCGGGGCGAAGATCCCGAAGACCTTTCGCGTTCCGCCGACCGGTCCGCTGCCGCCCTTCTTGAAAGAACCGCCGCCAGAGGTTACTGCCGCTGCCGCGCATCTCGATTTCGTGCTTGACGCTTACTTCTACCACGACGGTGGGATTGGGAACATCGCCCTCAAAGACGTCACCGAGGCGTGGCGACGCTACTATCAACTGCATCTGCCGAAAGGAGCCTGATGAAGTTTCTACTCGAATTTCACGGCGAGAAAGAGCCGAGCATTAAACTGGAAGGCGAGACGCCCGCAGAACGAGCGATACTGGCGTTTCTCGCTGAAGGGTCGGCACAGCAATGGCGAATCTACCCGTCGATGTCTTACCGCGCTTCCGGCGTCGATAAGATCGAACTGTACCGACTGCCCGTGTCGCCCACTGGGAGAGAAAACGAATGAACTCAGAATCCCTTGAACCTATCACTTCTGACGAGTCAACGGAGCTTACGCGCCTCGAAGCAATCGTCGAGCGCGACATTAAAGCATTCATCTCCGCCGGCGCCGCCCTGTTGGAAATCAAAGATAGGCGCCTCTACCGCGAAAACTATCCGGACTTCGCCTCGTACTGTCGCCACCGCTGGCGATTCGGCGCCAGCCATGCCTACAGGCTAATCGCCGCCGCCGAGGTTGCTGACAACGTGCCAGTCGAGTCAGAGCGCGAGGCCCGAGAACTTGTCGGGCTCGAAAAGGACTTGCAGGTCGCCGTGCATAGCATCGCCAAAGAAATCGCGGGCGACCGTCCGGTGACAGCGACGCTACTGCGCCAGGTGCGCGAAGGGACCGAAGACAAAGTTTCTGAGTGGCTGCAAGGCGCCTCGACGGATCCGGCGAGCGGCGAAGCTGTGCCGCTATCTGTCGCGCTGAAAGCCAACGTCACTACGCATGTGCTCGAAAACATGGAACGTCAGAGAGAACGCATTCGCACCGCGATCGACAAGCGGACGAGCGACGCGCACGACTCCGGCGAGCCTAAACAAGTACCCGCGCAGTCGGCGCCCGTCTTTCTGACTTACCTGATTCGCGAAAATGTCAGAGCAATGGACAAGTACATCGGCGAAAAAGGCGCGCTGCATCCGGCGCTGTTCAATGCTTATCACTTATCAAAAGCCATCCTGGGCGAAGGCGGCGCGGATGACGAAGTAGATTTTATGACCGATCCGGTAGCGATGGCGGGACTGTGCGAGCGCTGCGGACATAACGGCGAAGAGCCGGTCCGGTTGTCGGTGATTACCGCAAGGTCAAACGGGCACATGCGCAGCATTAAGATGTTGCTCTGCGGATTTTGTGTATCGGTCTATTCAAACCTTATTGAATCAATTCCTAAAAAGGCGGTGGAAGCGTGAAAATTCTTGCAGTAGATTTCGACGGCACTCTTGTTCGGCATGAGTATCCGATTATCGGCCCGCCTGTACCCTACGCGTTCGACTGTCTGCGTGAGCTTCAAGACATGGGCGTTCAGTTGGTGCTTTGGACGATCCGTTCGGATCACGGAATACACGGAAACACGCTGACAGAAGCGGTAGAATTCTGTAAATCGAAAGGCGTCATGTTTTGGGGTATTAACCACAATCCCGATCAAGGCTCGTGGTCTTCATCACGAAAGACTTACGCGCATCTGTACATCGACGACGCGGCACTTGGTTGTCCATTGGTCTATCCGCCGGACGGCCGCCCTTACGCAGACTGGGCGGCTATCAGGCCGCTCGTGACGGAATGGGCAATCAACGGCGTATTGCCAATTCTGAATTTATCACCCAATGGGAGAGAAAATTGAGAGTCAACATTCCGCCTGACGCGCAATGCAAAGAGATCGTGGACGCCGCTGCTCAGGTTGCTCCCGATGAAATCGCCCGCCTAAGACGTGTAGCGCGCATCCTCGCTTCCGCCCAGGACAGACGCAAGCGCCGCAAAGCTAAGCATAAACCTAAAGTGTTTCAGATAGATTTGCGCGAAATGATCAACCTTCAGCGACAGGCAAATGAAATGCACAACATCCTCGTGGAACACATGAACCGCAGCGCACTTATCCCGGAGCGCGACAGGGTGAAGACGGACTACTGCTGGAAATGCGGCGATAAATTCCCTATGTCAGAGCTAATCGAAGACGACGATCCCTACATCAAGGATGAAGACGATCCAAACGATAAGAACTATCAATGCAGACCGTGCGCAGAAGCGGACGAAGAAGATGCTGGCTATGAAGCCTTTTGCCAAGAACAATCGGAACTCTAAGAGGAAACTAATGCGCCACAAAGCCCGCAAAGACGCCAATCAAAATATCATCGTCAACGCGCTCCGCAAGGCCGGAGTTAAGGTGCGCATTCTCGACGCACGCGATCTACCCGATCTGCTTTGTTCTTACCAAGGCAAGATTAGCCTGCTTGAAGTAAAGGACGGATCCCGTAAACCGTCCGAGCGGCGGCTGCGTCCGGGCCAACAAGACTTCTTTGATGAATGGAGTGATTCGCCTGTGTTCAAAGTCGAAACCCTCGCCGACGCCTTCAGCGCGCTCGAAATCCCTATCTCTGCATAGAAAAAGAGCCGGAGTGGTTGATTCTCCGGCTCTCTCCCTGAACAGTTAATTTCCCATCTCTTCTTGCGCCGCCCTTCAGCGACTATCTTCTTCCTAGTTGCCATAGAAAGTCGATTACCCCTCTACGTTTTCAAAATAGAACTCCCAACTTCGAGTTCAGGATTCACATTCTACGCCTTTGCCTCACGGCCTTCAATTAAAAAAAAAGAACGCGCCACCCGGAAGTGACGCGCCTTCACCTGCCAGTGCGGTAGCAGGATTTCTCGATTAGAAACTGCTGACTTCGATGTACACCTTATCCGCCGTGCCGACCGCAAAGATGTGTACGTGATTGGTGTCTTTCTGCTCATATCGAACGGAGCGGAGCACCGTGTCATCGGTTCCGGCCAACTGCTTACCATCAGTCAGTGCCGTCATTACAGTATTGACCGCTACAGCGATCGGCCCGTTTGTTTCGCAGCGAATCTCAATGCTCTTGCAGCCGGAGAAAATGTCCAGACCCGCTGCGGCTAAAAGCGACGCTACGGTTTGATCGCCGTCAGCTAAAGCAAATGTCCTGCCTTTTTCGTCTGTGTGTGAAAGCGTCATTTTAGTAAGCCGCCCAGATACCGCTCAGGCTCGTCATGTACCACGTGTTCGTCCCGTCCGACTGTAAGCAGACCGAATTGCCGCGCACAGCCGTCGCGTGAGTATTCTTGATGCCGTGCCCCGCGCCTGCAGTAGTCGCGATGCCGGTTCCGCCGGCGGGCGTCGTCGTGCCGACAATGAGATCGGCGGCGCCAGGCGGTTCGATGTCAATTTCTCGATTCGAACCGGTTACTACGTCTGCGGCGAAGCAATAACGCAACCCTGCGGTAGACGCCGCTGGCAAAGTGAAAGTAGTTACCGCATCCGCCGTACTCGCAACGACTTCTAATTGGCCTGATTGTGCGGCGGTCAACACGACAGGTGTGGTTAATTGCCGCACCGCGCCGAACGGGCCATTGACCGTGCCAGTATGCACCGTAGCGCCGGTGACAGCCAGAGTTCCGGCAATCGTCGTGTTGCCGTTTGACTCAGTGATGAGAACCTTGTTCGTGTTAATCGTGAAGGTCGTGCCGTCATCTGACGCGGAAGATCCACCGACTGAGCGATCGCCGGTGCTTTTCAGAAGCGCGTTTCCGGTCGCCGTGCCGGACACGCCGCCAGAATATGTGTTGGCGATCACGATAGCCACCAACGTTAGAAGCAAAACCAAAGAGATAAGCAGATTGCGTTTCATTCGAAGACCTCCGAAAGAATGTCGCCCATTGGGAGACGTTTAGCCTGCAGCGTGAACAGCGAAAAGCACTTTCACTTTCATCGTGCCGTCGCCAGCCGCGATTTCGCCGCCGCCGACGTTGTGAAGCACGAGGGCTTTATTCGTCGCAGCGCTCGCGGCCACAATCGGATCGAGTTTCTTGCGAGCACTCGTATTCGTGTTCACGGTCTGGTCGATGAAGCCTGTCGCCTCGACCGTCTCGTTCACTTGGACGCCTGACCCGTCCGTGTATTTGATGCCAAGGTTGCATCCGCTCTCAGTGAACCCGGTCCCGCCAGCGAGCAGTTGAAAATGCGCGCCGATGAAATCAAGCACCTTATTCGCGCCTGGTGCCGGAACAAGTTCTACCGGCGTCGCGCGCAGAGCCTTGATTTGTGCAGCGGTCAATGAAACTTCGATGCTCGCATACGGCGAATCTTCCATTCCGGTCGTCGCGCCCGAACTCGAAATGCGCGGACAGCGCCCTCGAGTACCGACTCCGCCCGAATAACTCGCGCCGCCGCCCATTGGTATCGTGACTTCACTCATAATGTGCCTCCATTAACTTCCGTGGTTATACAGAAAACAAAATTGATTGCCAAGTAAAATTCAGCGGCCGATGCCTGGTAGCCCGAATATCCCCCAACCGAGTAGGAAGATAAAGAGCGTGATCATGGCGTGATTGCCCGGCCCGATCCACCGACCGGGCGCACCGTCGCCGCGCCAGTACCACCTGAATCCGAGAAATATCCACAGCGCAAACGCCACCCAGAATATCCACGGCAGCGCGAACTGCGGCCCGTTGCCACCGATGTTGTTTATAAGTAAGAGCAGTAAGAGTGTCATAGTTTCCTCCCGTTCACTTCTTGTCACGGTGACTTGCTAAATCAGATGCTACCACCTTTGCCGCGGCTTCGTTTCTTAATCCCGTTGCGGCCCCCGCGTCAACTTTTACTCCGACCCGATCAAGAGAAATCAATAATTGCCGAAGCTGCTCCCGATCCTGTTCGCCTAACTGCTTCTGAGCCTCGACCCCAACCTTCAACAAGTCTGCTGCTGCGCGATTCTCTTTCGCTGCTTCCTCAAGTCTGTTGACTACATCCCGAAGACTTGAGCCGCTGTCTGTTTTGAACTGCGCCGCAATCTCATTTAAGACCTTGAATCCATTTGGATTGCTTTTGAAAGTTTCTGTCAGCGTGATTAGCAACGGCAACATCTGATCCGTGGTTGTAATCAGCTTTGCGGTGGGCTTGATAGCCTTCGTCCATAGTACGCCGATGGCCGTCACTACCGCCGCCGTTCCGATGATGTAAAGAACCCATGAAGGCATTTATCAATTGCGCCTCACTTCTTCTCAGGACCCGCCTTCGCTGTCTCCGGCTTCTTACAGACAACTGGATCGCCCGTGCAATTCATTCGTGCTTCCGTCGGCACGTTAGCGCCGATCAGCAACATCTGCCGCTGGCTCTCCAGAATCTGCCACTGTTGAGCGAGTTCTGCTTGACGAGCAGCAATGGCATTGTACGCCTTGCTGGCTTCGGCCGGGAGCGTTACGGCGTCCGGCTTTGGCTGTTGTGCGCCCGCTGTGACTACCACCAGAAGAATCAACAATAGTCGCTTCATTGCTTTCCTTTCATGGCAATGGGACAATTTCAAGCGTGAAGTCACAGGTTGATGTCGTCCCTGCCGCCGCAACTGCGCGAATCGTCAACGTGCTGGCGGTCTGCGCCGAAGTCGTTACCGCCAGTGTCGCGTCAATAAAGGTTGTGGCTGCGCTCAGAGTAGATAACGCCTGGGCGGTTACTATGGCAGTTCCTCCACCACCTGTTGCCGTGCGCAACGCTATCGTACTCAATGTTGGCGTCGCTGAGGCATTATCAACCGTGAAGCGTCTCACAATGTAACGCGCAGGAAGCCCAGCAAACGATCCAATGTCAGTGTTGGTTTGGTTGACGTTCAGAGCCTTGGTGCGAAAGATCAGCGGCGTCGAGATGCACTTATATCGCTTATTTGCCGTGTCGAGCACGATGGACTGTCCATCTGAGCAGGTGTCTGAGGCTTGCCCGAACGCTTCAGGACTGAGAAAGTCCCAAGAACGCTCAAGTAGTGGTGGACCAGCAGCCATGCTCATAAGCATCAATAGGAGGCCGAGCGTCGCAGAACGATATGGATGTTTCATTATCTTCCTACCTTTAGTTCGTTACAGTGAAATTAACTCGCGTTTCAGCCGTAGCAGCCGCGTTAGCGAAAATCGTAAAGCTACCCGATCCCGGCACACACTGAACTGACTTCATGGTTACGTCGTTAGTACCTACAGTGCATTGGATAATACTAGTAGCTGCGACAAGCGAATTGGTAACTACAAGCGACGTTGCGGAGGCAGCGAAATTGACCGACCCGGTGGTTTTGTTAATCGTCTGAGTGCCGGTCGTGCCTGCGGCTGTAACAGTCTTTGTAAGCTGTAAATCACCATCACCCCGCAGTAGGAGCAGTGTCGCGCCTACTCTATCGTTCACGATGAACGGCCAATCAGACGAATTGCCTCCTGCGTTTATTTCAAGGCCGTATGAGCTACCCGCCGCTGCGAGGTTGCTGGCAACAATTGTATAGTCGCCAGAGGGACCAGTAACAACCATCTGACTGCTAAAAGCGCTCTTTCCGGTGACCGCTAAATTATTAGTCCCAATAGTCGCGCCACCGAGAGCCAACGAGGTTGCCGATGCTACGCCTGTACCCGTGACGTTGCCGACAGTCAACCCTGATGCCGTTCCCGTGAGATTAGTGGCTGTTCCTGACGACGGCGTGCCTAACGCGCCGTTGAAGGTCACGAACGCCCCGGCCGAACCTACGTTGACCGCAAGGGCGGTTTCGACGCCTGTGCCTGGAACGATGACGCTCGGCACTCCTGTCGTCGTAGTGTTTTTGAGAATGCCAGTCGCCAGCGATCCCAAGGCAAACTCATTTGTAAGAGTCGTGTTTGCGGTTTCCGTGATGTAGGTCGCGTCTTTCGGAGCCGCAGAGCCCGCGCCAGATGATGCTGTCCACGTCCCTGCTTTGCAGTAGTAAGTTGTCGGCGGCGTGGTCGACGAATCAATGTAGGTCTGAATGAACGGCGGACCCGCCACGCAACTTCCGGTCGGCGCGCCCGATCCATTCGGCAGTCGCCGCGCGTTCTGAGTTGTGGTTGGCGTCTGGGCAATGACACTTACCGCGCCCGCGCAAAGGAACAAAACTAAGAGTAAAAATCGTTTCATTGTCACTCCCTAATCCGTCTCAGTGAACCACCGCAACCGCGTCCGGATCCGCGCCCGTCCGGTAAAAAGCGCCAGCCGTCAATCCTCCGGCCAGGGCGGCAGCGTTATTGGCATACACCGGTAGTCCCACCACCTGTAACTTGCTTGTCGGTGCGTCTGTACCAATACCAAAATTACCAGTTCCCGTTAATCGGGCCAAAAGTGTTCCATTGCGGTTATCGTTTTTGAAACTTACCCCCTCTAAAACTGGCGACCAAATAGTCACGTCACCATGCAAATTATCTATTCCGATTCCAGCATTAGACGGATTAAGAATAATTCTATCTACGTTGCCCTCTCCAGCAAGCCACTGAATGACATTACTTGGGGAGGTTATTTGAACGGAGCCATTAACCTGAAGCGATAGCCCAACAGTGGTCAGCCCCGTGTCGTAATCTATCTTGAACATGAAGAACGGTGAAACGGGTCGGAAGATATAAAAGTTCTGTTCGCTGCCTTCCATTCCCATCCGCCAGTACTCTTGGGCGCTCTGACGCATTGACAGGCCAGCAAACCCGTTACTGTCAAACCGGTTAGCCTGAAACCCCGCATCAGCCCCCTTCTTCGCGGTTATCGAGACGTCGCCGCCAAAGTAACTTTTAGCATCGGCTACGGTACGGATCGTTCCAAAGATTCCAACCGCGCTCGATTCAGTTTCTCCCTCACCATGAAACTGTGAGGCCGCAACTCCGCGGATATACGATTCAGTTCCTGTAACGGTGATGCTGGTTAACGCCGTCGTGAAGTATTTTGTGTGCGTCCGTGGGTTGCCGTCTTGATCGCTGACGACATAAACCCGGTAGAGGGTTGCCCCTGTTACCGCTGTCCACGAAACGGTGATCGAACCCGTGTCAGTGCCAGTAACTGTTCCCACTGGGTAGTTACCATAATAGGCCGACTGATCGACCGTCCCGCCATCTGAAAACTCGGCTTCGATGCCGAAGTAATAACTACCTGCTTTAAGGCTTCCACCTGTATTCGATGAGGTAACTGAGATGGCCTGCACAACGGGAGTGCCTAAAGGTGAACCGGTGACGAATGACGTTCCATCAAGCGGTATGGTAAACGTGCTCGCCCCGGTCCTTGTAACTATCCATCCACTGTTAATCTTCTGGGTAATCCCCGTCCCGCCTGAGATGATCACTGACCGCCCAGTAACAAGACCGTGAGGCGACGTGGTAGTCAACTCAATAGGGTTCGTGGCAGTCCATGCGGTGATTAGATTGGTTGTTGCGCTGGTTAAAGTTAGTACTGGCCCAACAGGATTTTCGGAAAGAATTAGCGACGTGGAAGAAGTTTCGTAGTACCGCTGGTAATATGTCCCTGTCGGCCCCCAAACGTAAACGTGGTATTTTGCAGCCCCCGCCACTGCTGACCACACGACTCCAATGTTATGACTCGCGACAATTGTGATTGAGTTATTTGCTGCGTACCCAAGTGGGTCGAACTGCCCCTCACCACCAAGAGCATTGACCGCAACCACTCCAATCTTATAAGTACCCGATGAAAGAGTCCCGGCCCCATCATCTGTCAGAGTCACCTTGCCAGGCGCGGGCAATGGTATAACCGCGCCCGGCATAGCCTGAAGCGTGTCCAGCCCGAGCGTTCTAATGCTTGCGACACTCGCCGCCTGGTCTGCCGTAACGCGCGGATCGTTGTTACCGACCACTTTTGGTGCCGTAGAGATCGCCGCCGGTACGCTTAATGTTCCAATACCATAAATCGCGTCCGTCATCTTGACTGTCGGCGGAACCGCGTTAATCAATTGCTGCACTTGGTCAGTAGTCGGGAAGCCCGGGCGCGGCGGCGCTGGCGCTGTGCGATTGTAAATCTCCAACTGACTGTTTGAAATTGTCGTACCGAGCGAGACGGGTACTTGATAGTTCGACCATAAGACGTCGCGCTTCGTGCTGCCTTGAAAGAAAATGAATGTGTACCTGGCCGTGGTCGGAGTCGCGTCGGTTGTGCTCGGAATAACGAAAGAACTGACCGTGAGCGTCGTGCCCACAACTGAACAAGTAATCGTCTTATAGAACCCTGCGCCGCCGACCGGACTGGCGACTATGGAGACGCCATCACTCGTGACGAAAGATGCTGAGACGTAGATCCTGAGCGTAACCGGCTGCGTCGAGCCGTAATTCCAAGAAAGCCCCGGTTGAAATGAGCTTACCGTGATCTGAGTCGCCCACGCCGGAGCGCAGAGCATTAAAAGAAAAACTAGACTGAGAAGTATTCGCTTCATACTGTTTTGGTTACTGGCTTCATCATTGCCGCGAACGCGGGACCACCTAAGAACGCTCCGCCCGCCGATAGCCCGCCGCTGATTAACGCGGGTAAAATAGTCTGAGTCCAAGGCTTCGGTGTGGTCTGGATACGGGCGCCCGTCGAAAGCTGCGATTGGTTGGTTGTCGCGCCGAGGACTGATGACTTGCGCGCAAAGTCAGCATTCATCAACCCAAGCGAATTTCCGGTACGCTGATACAGGTCTTCGCCTTGCAACGCGCCCTGATACGCCGTGGCGTCGTTTTCGGCGTTTACATTCGATAGGTAGTCGCGAGTCAGCGCCAAAGCGGTCGGACTCGCATACGCCGCGCCCATTCCTGCCGCGCCGGTCGGGACTGCCGTTTGTTCGAGTTGTCTGCGCCGTACCGCTTCCGGCCCGTAGTTAATGCCGATAAGTCCCGGCGGCGGCGTGCGGAAGTCGCCCTTAGCTTTCCAGTCGAAGTAGGCTTTACGATCCTTTTCAAGATCGGTTTCGGCGGCAGAAGGTGTCGTAGCGGCAGTCAACGCTTCATGCTGCGCTGCGCGATCTTCAATATCGCGGCGCTTCATTTCCTCTGCTAATGCGCGGCTGCCCTTAGCCAATGCTTTTTCCTTTCAAAATACCGATATCGTTTGGTATTCTCAGTAAATGAACCCAATATGCGAGATTTGTAGTAATCCGAAAAGAAAAGTCGGAAGGGGCTTCCGGTGTGATTCCTGCGCACCACCGTCCTTGCCTCCTGACACCGCTATTAACGTTATGCGGCGCTTTTGGCGCAAGGTTAATCAGTTGCCCGGTCAGGGTCCAAAGGGCGATTGTTGGGAATGGCGCTTTGGGCGCGATAGAGACGGCTACGGACAGTTTGGCGGCAGGCGCTGGGCTCTGCGCGCACATCGCTATGCCTTCCTTATCTGCTTTGGCTGGCTGGCCGAAGTAGTCGCGCACCATTGCGACAATCCACCTTGCGTGCGCCCTGATCATCTGTTTAGCACTGACAACAACGGCAACATGCAAGACAAGATTGCGAAAGGCCGACATCGCGGCGAGTACGCCGGTGAGCAGCATCACAACGCGCGACTGACCGAAACCGACGTTCGCGAGATTCGACGCCGCTACGCCGCTGGCGGAATAAGTCAATCCGCCCTGGGAGCGGAATACGGACTTTGCCAGTCCCACGTTAAAGACATCGTTAATTTTCAGCGTTGGAAGCATGTAATCTAAATCCGTCTCTCCCACTGGGCGACGTGTCAGACTGACCGTCGCCGGGCATATTGACACAAATCCAAGCGTGTCATAAAGAATTTTTTACGCAATGGTGAATTCTCGCGGGCCACCGTCGCCCGGATCGGGCGGTTCGAACGACCCGCCGCCCGTACCCGCGCCGCCCTGCGTGCCGGTCGGTGTGGATACAAATTGCTGTTGACCTTTGTTATCTTCGTCATTATGCGCCCAACTCCCCGATGTCGGCGACAGTCCTACGAGATCAATCAACATCCCGTGCGCCGCGTCACTCCCGGTTAGCGCCTGGTCGAAGCCGATTCGCAGCCATTGCTTATCTGTCGTGTTCGACTGAACATAGGTCGGCGGAATTTGCAGTGTAATCAAATACTGCTGCCACTCCGGATCCACGCCGTCAATCGGAAAAGAGTCGAACGCGCCCGCCGGAGAATAAACGATCGCTTTCTGCTGCGTGTCTGACGTGTCGGGATAGTTCCCGACGCTTTGTTGAATGTCGCCCTGGTCAAAGTATTGAACGACCGTGCTTTGACGCGCCAGAAGAACGTAGACGCCTGCGGTCTTACGGTAAATGTCCGATTGAATGAAGCCCGCGAAGTTCGGCCACGTCAATCGCACATACACTTGCCCTGAGACAAAGGCAGAATCCGCTGGCGCGTTATTCACCGTGACCGTCGAACTCTTCACCGTCTTCCCTGAGTCGCTGGTCATTACGATCAGATATTCGCGGGAAACGGTCGTGGCGGGAATGCCGACAACTTCGGCGTCAATCGAGAAGCCGTCGCCATTCAGGAAGTCGCGCTGGCCTGCGGTATTGTCCCAAACTCCCGCAAAGAAGCGCCCAGGCACGCCAACATTCGCGGAACGCTTGGCGGCAATCAGCATGAAGGAGAACTTTCGTGCTGCAACACCCACGTTTCCCGGTAAAACAAAGTCAATCGTGCGCGTAGATCCGATCATTCCATGTCCCTGAGTGCGATCCCACCACGGATCGACCGTGGGCGTGTCTGATCTCCCGGTGTCTGGCAGCGCTGTCGAATCAGCTACTGCCGCACCTGAATAAACCGAATCCTCTTTAAGTTGCTGACCGACTGACGGCGCGGCGTGTGTGTAGACATTCCAGCACTCGAATCGAGTGTCGTCAGCGACTGAAGGGAGGTTGTAATAAGTATCGAACGAGTGGGAGAAGTCGCCGTTTCGGATGTAGTTATGAATTCCCGGCGCGCCGGACTTTGGCAAGTCTTTGACGGTACGGTCAAGCAGGGCGATTTGGGCGGCCTGCGCACTAATAGTGTCCTGCGCCCGATTCAACTGAACGCGTAAATTGTTGACTTTATCATCGAGGGATTGAATGTTCACGCCGTTATCCCTGCCGACTGACCGTCAGGTATGCCATACAGCGTAGCTCCAAGCGCTTGCACGTTCCCCGTGGTCTGCGGAATCGTAATCCCGATTGCATACGCATACGCCTCGCGGACATGAACTCGCTTTGGACGAAAGACGTTCGATTTTTTGTACCGCGGCGTTCTCGCGTAAATCTTCTTTGCGATAATAAAGAACGCGCTCGAGACGGTCGCGCCGGCGTTCCGATTCGCCGCGCTGACGATCGGGACAGTCGGATCGGGATCGCCCAGGTTCACCGAAGTCGCGCTGTTGAAGGTTTTGATTCGAGCGAGCAAAGGCGCGCCCGCAGCACCGGCGCCAAGAATAAGCACGTACGATCCAACGTCTGCCGCGGTGAAAAATCCTGCCGTAGCCGTGGTTAAGGTATTCGTCGCGTTCGTAATCGCGCCAGCATTATCTGTTGGCACCCGGAAGTTTCGATGAACAGAGACGTACGGAGTCGTTGATGTGGAGTCTACTTGAATTCGTTCCGCACACTCCCAGATCGTCTTTGTGCGCCCAGAGGCTTCAAACCAGTGCGACATTGCCGTCACTGTCGAGCCCGCGCCTTCATTGAAAGTAAACAGCGGGTGGGCACCATTGCCCTCAATCACGATCTTCATCTTCTTCTGCGAGTTCACGGCAGACAAAGCATTGCCGGTCGCGAAGTCGCTGTACGGAAGCACGCTGGACCATCCGCCCTGGTCAAAACAGAATCCGTACGCCTGAGCGCCGTTCGAAACAACAAACTGGTTTGTGTTCGGATGAAAGTCGAGAACCGTATTCTCAGGCTCCCAGTCTTTGATTGATTCGGCAATCGGCGCCATGAACGTACTGTCCGGCTGGCCCAAAGCGTTCAGAGTAGCGATCTTGCCTTTGGCGATCATTACAAAAGGAATTCCGTAGCAAAGACACCATGCGTGCGGATGCGCGATACCTTGATCAGCCCACATAGTCGTCAGCACACACGCAGGGCCATCCGATCCGCCCACGTATTGAACCTGATGCGTTGAGTCGCGACAGCCTACGAGCATGAAGTTATCCGACTGGCGCCCAAGCATGCCGACTATCGGTTCGGGCAAGTATAAAAGGTCAGTTGGGCGAAAACTCTCAGGAAAGTTCTGAAGCGACTGCGCGATGCAAGTACCTGGACCAGAGCTTGTCGGATCCGCCGTCGCGTCCGCGTAACACCCGCCTACGAGGGTAACATTATTCAGCGCCGCGCAGTGCGTTCCTGCCGGCGGCGGATAGTCGTCAATCCACGCAAACTCTGAAGTTAGATCGCCATCCTGCCATTCGAGTTCGATTGCGCGCAGGGTTCCATTGACGTCGACAATCGTAGCAGTCGCGCCCGTACTGGCCGCCACAAGTGAGTTCAGTACAACATCCGTAGCGTTCGTTACGGTCGCGATGGTTCGCGTCTGATAAGCCAGCGCGCCGGAGCCGCCATTGATAACGACCTGCTTGCCGACATCTGCTTGCGTCCACGCCGCCGTTGCTGAGGTCACAGTTGTCGTACCGTTCGCCACGAGGTCTGTCACAGTACGCGGATTCGTCAGCGCAATCATCGCGGTAACGACCGCCGTGTTTCCAGAAGACGACCAGGTAGCCGGAGCGGTCATTATTACCGTTGTGGAGTTCGTGACGGACTGGATCGTCGTCGTCAGTGAGCCGCCGCCGCTCAAAACAATCTGCTTCCCAACATCAGACGCCGTGAAGTTTGCCGTTGCTGAAGTCAGCGTGCGTGTGCTGTTTGTTACTGCGTCCGTGACGATGCGCGTGAAATAGGTTTCCGGAACTTGGAGTTGGCCGCTGACAGGGAGTCTTTGATACGGGCCGATGCCGCCAAAGCCCGCCTGAGTGGCGAAGAAGACCCAATCCGAACCGCCCGACTGCATAGTCGGCACGACCGCCACAACAGTCTGTCCTGAGCAGGAAAAGACATCTGACGAAGGCGAGGCGATAGAACGTGCGCCGGTCGCTCTGCGCAGAACCGCAATCTTCAGCGCCAGCGCAGGCGAATTCAGCAATCCAGTGAAGCCAGCGCTCGGAGTCGTCTTGACGAAGACGGACGGCGCGCTCGTTTGCGTGAGCCCGGCCGAGTACGGGCCGGAGTTGGATGCTGTGTAGCTACCGTTGCGCGACAGTAAGAGCTTCAGCGTTGATGAAGCCGTAGCGCCAGTGATCTTCGACCCGTTGTACATTACCTGGCCGGCACCATTATAGAAAAGCGTCGAAGCGATATGGCTAAAAATAGATCCCGCGCCGCGTATCAGCGTGCCGAACGTGTACGACAGGTTCCCGGCGAAGGTCGTTCCGGAAGTCATCGGAATCGTCAGCGCGGAGTCGGTGAAAAGCGTCACCTGCCCCGCTGCGACGTACTTCAAATACCCAATTTGGTCGATTGAATTTGAACTGGAATTGATTAATTGGATTGCTTTGCCGTCGTCACCGATCACGAATGGGTTACCTGCATCCGTCAGCACGTTTGCGCCTGCGGTGATCGAGCCGACCGTGCGCGAGGTTCCCGAAACGTAGTCCTCCAGACCGCCGTAGGTGTTCTTCGTTTGCATCAGGACGCGCGCGCCACGAGCGAGGAAGGACAGGCCGAGAAAGCCTTTCTGTTGGGCTCCGATGGCTAGAATGTTGCGCGAGCCCGCGGCGAGGGCGTCCATCGGGCCGTAGCCGTCCGGCGAGTCAAAAAAGGAATTACTGAGACTGATTTCTTGTAGGGTTTGGAGTTCCATGCGCTATAATTGTCAGTCTAATGAGCCAGCAACTTATTCAGGTTCTTACGCCAGAACTGCTTGATCCTCTCTGCCGAAAATGCAACACCGAGATTCATAAAAACCATCGACAGAAACTTGGAATGCACTATCATTGCTACTTGGAATACAACTTCAATCGCGCGAAGGCTGCTCTACGTCGATTTGAAAAGAGACGCGGCGTCACTCGACCGTTGTAAATCTGTCTCCCACTGGGCGACACGAGGCAAAGTTCAGTTTGAATATCTCTACTTGCCAAATCGGTCAATTTGCCCATTTGCACTTTTTGTCAAGTTACGCCCGCAGTACCTTCTCTGCCGTCAATCCAGCATCTCGAAGCGCCGCTACCGCTTCTTTTGGCGTGCGGCCTTTGATAATTTCGTCTGCTTCCTTCCGAGCGGTGTGTCTTCGAAGTAGATCGCCCGTCAACGGCCTCACGTTCAAGTCGCCGCACGCCGCACGAACAGCGGGCATAACCTTGCCGTGTTTTTTACTCCACACGAAGGCATGAATTCGCTCCCGCGTCATTAAGTTCGGATCGGAATTGAAAGCGACTTCACATTTGTTTCCGCAGATATGCTCGTCGTCTTTCCAGACTGCTTCGAGCAAGGCTTTCCATTCGCGTCTCAGCGCCGTCTCGTGCTTCGGAAGCACCAAAAGCGCGTCTTCGTACTCACCCATCGTCGCCAACGTTTCCGCCAGCAATTTCGAGTAGTGATTGAAAAGGCGCTTGAGGTTCTTTCGTTCTTCTTTCGAATGCCGTTGATGAAGTTCGAGTTCGACTTGCTTCAGTCCTTCGAGCCAGTCGGGAGCTTCGCGGCGAGCCCGAAGGACTGCGCTCATGTGCGCGTCGACTTGTACGTGTGGAGAGGACTCAGACCATGCCGCTTGGTTACGGACTGACTCTTCGAGTTTTTCACGAGTCAGCGCCGAAGACTTGCCAAGATCGCCGATGACGTATTCAGCGCCAGTTGCGGTTTTGAATTTGAACTGTTTCGGTGGCTCACGCTTGGGCATTTCGAGTTCGTCGCGGCTGCTCGCGATAAGAAATCAGATATTTTGCGCCGAACGCCTGAGCAGCGCCCCACAGGGAAAACGGGAGCGTCGTCAACGACGCGTCTTCGGCGATCACAGGAATGAACGGGCCGGAGATGGTGATCGCGCCAATGTCGGCGATAAGCGAGCCGTCAACGTCTCTGACATGAAGAATTGAACCTTCAACGGCGCAAGAACGAAACATGGAATCGGTCGGCAGTTTCATCCGTAATTGCCCATGCTCCGCTTTCCAGTGAAACGCCGTGCCGAGGTCGTCCGGATCGGTACGAATATCCGCCATCTGAATGAATTCCAGCATCAGATTGTCTGGCGCGATCAAGTGCGGCGCGAGGTCGTAGAACCCTCCGGCAACGTTGCCGCTAAGCGGAGTCGCGGGCTTCAAGAGTTCGCGCTTGTCCGGATCGGCGACAATCATGCGCGCGAACTCTTCCATGATCGTCGGCGTATGTCCGGCGATTTCCGGCACAGTAAAGCCCGCGGCCGCCTCAGATTGCTCTGTGAGCAAATCTCTTACGCCTTGGGCGTATCCTTCGAGCGATAACGGCATTTGCTATTTCGCGGACGCTTTCTTAGCTGCGGCTTTCTTGGCAGCCTTCGCGGCGACTTGCTTCGGCACGGCGGCTTTCTGCGCGACTGCTTCACGTCGATCCGTCGGTCCAACGCGTCTTTCAGGCGCGTCATTCAGCGGCACAACCTGAGTTCTGCGCACCTTCAGAACGCGTCGTTCCTCGCCCGTGTATTCGGTCGGCGGCAATTTGCCTTTGGCGATACATCCGGCGCAAGTTATCTGATCCGCCGCCGCCGCAGGAATCTCCGTGCCGCAGACTCCGCACTCGTTCGGCAGTCGCGCGCCGGTCGGACTCCACTTTCCGGGCACGCTGCCGATGTTCAGCGCGAAGTTCTCCGTGTTCGTGGCGAGAATGCTGACAAAGACTTCATCCCTGTCAGAGCCGTCAAACTCGACGGGCGTATCATTCACAAGCCGCAGCGGTACTCTGCTGCCTGGCGTGGTGATAGGCTGATTACTTCCCGGGCTTCGATCCGCAGCGCCGACAATGATCGTGCCTGCCTTGAGCACGCGATGCGCCGGAGCCGGTGCCACCGTCTCCGGGATGTCGTCGTTTTTCCTCACTGCTGCTTTCTTCTTTGCCATAACTAACTACCTCCTGCTTTCGCGAGTTGATCAAGAATTGGAATAGGAGCTTCGAGCATCTGAATGCCCATCAAGTCCCTCTGAAATAGTCCGTTGAAATAATTGAAAAGGTTCGGATCCAACGGGTCTTTTGCCGCCATCGCAATCGCGCCGCGCGCAATCCTTGGTTCGTCAATCGCCGGCGCCTGGCACGCGGCCGTAATCGCTAAGTCGCTCGGGACGAAAATCTGACAAGAATTCCCGGTAAAATATAGGCGCATCTCTTCATCAATGTGATACCGGCCACCAAAGATTGACGCCGATCCGTAACGTGAATCCGGGTTTTCAAGTAGCTTGTTGATTTCATCAATGCTCTGCGTCTTCACGCCGCGCCGAAACGAGTCCGATGCAGTCTTTTTGATTTCGACAAATCCGATCTTCCCTGGATGCGCCGGAATCGTCGCGCCGTTCGCAACCGCAACCACGCTTCCGTATTGGGTGCGATACCCATCGCCGATCGTGCTTTGGCGCGTGCGGATGACATCGAAATCCGCATAGAGGATACAGTCAGTAATATGATCAGGATTGTACTTTTGCTGGTCTGCGAGCGTGGCCGCCGCGTAGGACATATCGTCAGGCGCGGCATTAAGCGCCTGCGCCATCAGTTTCTGCACTCGCAATAAGGTGGCAAGATTCGGCATTAGCGTGAAAACGGCGCGCGTCGCCCGTGGCCGTAGAACCTATCCATCGTACCTTCCATTTGTGTCCAGCCCTCATCTTCGCCTGACTGGAAGCGCCACATCTCCCACTCTTCTTCGTACTGGCGCAGAATCGCCATGTTTCGTCTTTCCATGCGATCAATTCTGCCCTCAGTGAAGATTGCAGGCGCTCGTTCCTGAAGTTTGTCGAGCGAGAGAAGCACGCCGCGGCGCGGGATCATGTACTTCAATAACTTAATAGGCAGGCTTAAATCGTCGTCAAGAGTGCCCGCTTCGTCCGAATCGGGACTGTGCCAGATTTTCAAATGCGACCAAGGATCAAGCGCCGGATCCCACGATAATCGAGCAGTCGGCGGCTGCCCGTAGAAAGCGATTGAATACTCGGCGATATCTGCCTCGTTATCCAAATCCGGAATGTCAACAATTTCAACCTTATCCCAAATATCAGTATCTGCGCCCACCGCAGTCGCTTCATACACGCGTCGCTCAACGTAGACCGCAGACGTAAAGCCGTCCTGATTGATCTGGAATTCCTTTGACGGCGCGTCGATCTCAAAGCTGCGACCAGTCAACAGGCGGCCCATCGCCGGGCCTGCCTGATGCTGATAGAAGGTCTGGGCCTCCATGCACGCCATCGTGGCGGCCTGCTCATCGAAAACTTCTCTGGGCGGCGAGCCCAAATACTCGAGCAGGATACCGGCGCACTCTGAAAGGATCGTTGACATTTATCCCGTCGCTTCGTCTTTCTTCATTGCAGCAATTTGCGCCGCCCAATGCGCGTCGCGTTCGGCGAGCATCCGCTGCACGTCTTCCATCGTAACCGCCTGCTTCGATTCCGCGATCTTGTCGGCAATCAAATTGAATCCCTGCATCATCACGGAATTTTGGTTCTCTTCTCGCGCCGACTGCTCACGCGCCGCCTGCAGGTCAATCGGAGCCCGATTCGTGTTCGCCATCGCTACGATATCCAGCGGTAGTACGCCGCCCGTGAAACGCTCGTCCACGGCATCGTAATACTCTTTGCCCGGCTTGCCGTCTCGCGCGCGCCGAATCTCTTTCTCCGTGTCATTCAGGCGAGTATTCAAAAACGCCCAGGCGCGAGTCGCGGCACCACGCATCTCGAGCAGCATGTACTTCGCGTCTCTGCGCTGCTCCGCGGTCGCCATCTTGCCCTTACCTGGTACCTCTGTCTCCTTCAGCCACTGTCCGGCTGTGCCGCCTTCTTTCAAGTGCTTCCGGATATCGTCGAGGAACGGTCCCGAGACGGCTTGGCCCAAGACCTCGCGCTCCATATCCCATCCAAGCGCTTGAATCTTTACCGTGTCCCACGAACCATTCACCTTGACCGGCATGAACAGCGCGTACAGCTTCCGCATCTCATCCTTCGCCATGCCCTTCAACTGCTCGAACAAGCACATGCCTTCAGACTCGTACTTTCGCATCAGGATGTAGCCGCACATCTTTGGCGAGTTTGTGAAACGAGTTAGCCGCGCGCCTCGATTCGGATTGAACCTGTCCGGCGTGGCCGAAACAGGCGCAGGCACCATTCCTTCCGAGCCAACCGCGAAACTCGGCCCTTGTTGCATCACGCTACCATCGCCGCTCATAATCGTCGCCGGCACTTCAAACGGCCCGATTGACCGCGCCTCCGGAATGACTACTAACTGATGCGATGGGATCACGTCATCCGGAAAAGCACCGACAAATTGACTCGGCATGAACCGATTCAAGTCCATGTACGCGCCACCCTTCCAGGCGAAGCGCATCAAGTGACGGTCATCCTCTGCTCGAAACTGATCCTGCGGTACTACTGGTTCTGAATAAGCTAAATTCGTTGACATTATGCTGCTTCCTCTCTTTTGTTCAGATGCTCTGCGGCGTCTGTGTTCTCAATATACACCCGAGAGCCGCCGCCTATACCGCCGGTCGGTCCACTATCGGCTGACTGCCACCGCCAGGCATCTTCTGTGAGCTTAGCGCGCGCATGTTCAAGTCGCTGATCGCGCGCCCTTGCTCGCCTTTGATCGTCTTCGTAGTACAAATCCCTGGTTCGCTGTTCGATTTTCTCAATGTGACGCTGCTCGCGAACACGCGCCTGAAATTCAAATTCTTCGATCACATCTTGCCCGAGCTCGCGATAGCAAACGTCTCGAATCTCGCGCGGCACTTTGATCGTATCGACGGCAATCGCGTATTTCTCGCCAACTTTCAAGTCTTTACGATCCGCGCACTTGAAAATAATTCCCTCGTAATCCTTGTCGAAATGAGGCGCACCACATCCGCCGCAATTAAAGTAATACTCATGAACGTTCTCTTCTTCGTAGTCCGTCCAGGTGAACGGCTTACTCACGCACATGACCGCCGTGTAGCGCCCGCGCGACGGAAACGGCCCTAACACGTCACAGTTCTTGACGAAACCAATCTCCGGGTCTTCCCAGTCTTCGTAGCGGTCGCGCTCCCACTGCGCAGGCGTGCCAAACGGTAAAAACGTTTCGCCATTCGGTAGGTTTACAATCGGCGGATACCACTGCTCGACAAACCACATCTGCTTGCCAATGAACTCAACCGAGGCGAGTTTTTCTTCGTAGCACCAACCTTCAGGGACGACCGAAGGCGCGCGGCCGACCTGCTTTGTCTCCCAATGGGAGACACGGCCAGCAGCGTCAGTAATCAGCGGTCGCTTCAGTAAGTGAACGGAGTGTTTGATCGCCTCAATGCGCTCGTCGACGTAAAGCAACCGCTCCTTCCCGCGCCGAAACTGTACTCGCGCCTGCCCCCAGACAAACCGTAAAATCGACTCGCCATAGAGGTTTAATCCACCAATACGCGTCAATTGCTGAACTAGGTTAGGTTCGAGGTATGGCGCGGGGTGATTGCGCCAGGTCGAAGGCTTCTCTGGGTGTACGATTTCCATGATTTCGAGACGTGAGCGACGCCAATGACGCCGCTCACACGTGCCTCTTTAGTTCTTGCCGCCTTCGCAGATCAGGTAGCCCGCCGTGTATCCCGTCGACATTGCGGTGATAGAGGTCGAAAATGTTGCCCCATTCAACCCGAAACCGGTCGTCGGGACCGCCGCCGTGTCAACGCTCATGTCGGCCTTGAGTACCGTGATCGCTTTGCAGTATGTAAGTTCCGTATCCACAGTTCCTGAAACAGTGTCTCCAGTCAACTTGGTGAACGGAATGATCTTAACCCTGCGCCGAAAATCGACGAAAAAGTCGTTGCGCCCGCTCTTGCGCGTAATTACTAATGTCGTGCCTTTTGAAAATGCCATCTACTTTTCCTCCCGGGATCCAGTCGCCCTGCGTCCAGTTGGTTTATGCCGCTAACAAGTCTTGACGCCGCTGCTCGTGCGGGCAAACGCCGTTGTTTCTTGCGCGGCCACAGTTACAGTTCCAACAAGCAAGGCGAAGGTGCGTCGGGAAGCCGCGTTCGATGATCTTGAAGTACATCTGGCTACCACCTATGCCCGCCTTGGCTTTCCGTTCAGCGCGGCCTGAATTATCCGCGTGGTCAATCGTCAGGAAAGCCCATTCGGTTTCGCCGCAGCAATAGCACGCGCCGCCGTAGTGACGGAAGACAACCGCCTTCGCTTGCTCAAATCTCTCAAAGAACCGGTCTTTCGTTTTGTGGTAATGGGCGCGGGCTTTCTTTCGACTTTTATCGCGATTCGCTTCGCGCCATGTCGCATCTGCTAATCGAGAACACGCCAGACAGTGATACTGATATCCGTCGGGCGTTGTTTTGTTCTTCCCGAAATCTGAAAACGGCTTATCTTGCTCACACGCTGAACACCATTTCATGTTTTCAACCTCCGCAGTTGAGTCCGAAATTAAGTAGCGGCAACCAATCGGAAGTTGGCGTTCGGGAGCTACCCTAGCCGCTACTCTAAATTCACATTACCACTAATTACTATTCCCGAGGGCCAATCCAGTCGTGGACAACCCGTCAATTCTGGTTCCAAGGTCAACTGGAGTCTTGGTTCCAAAGTTCAGATACCCTTTCCAGTACACGGCCTTTCCGTCTGCGTGCATCTGACCCTGGGCGGCATTGAGTTGGTGAAAAATTCCACCGGCGTCATTCTTCTCCATCTCAATCATCTTCGTGCTCATTTTGTAAGCACGGAGAAGTTTGAAATTCATGTCCCAAACCATGTCCCTCTGAACGTGTTTCGAGAACTTGAATTTGTAATCACCGTAACCGGTTTCGCCGTCTTTGAAACCCGCGTTGAACTCCGTGGTATTGACGAAGGATTTCATCTCGAACCCAATCGCCACGAAGGCTGACCACTGAGCGGAGACGTAAAGTTTCCGTCCGCCGGCTGTGCGTTTGCCGGTTTTCAACGCTCTGGCCGAGATCATTTTTTCGATCAAGCCCTGAGTCAAAGCGCCCGTCGCCGTCACGATCGTCGGCGTGGTTCCGCGGTAGATGGTTCGATCCGCAAGTCCCTGCCATGCACCAGATGTCGCGATATGGTAGAGAGCGCCCCTGAAGGCGGAGCCGTAAGACCCGGACAGCACAACGCGATCATTGTTCGCGACGTCGGACGGAATCACGTCCACCGTGAAGGTCTGGTTCGCGTAGTCAACTGCCGTGATCGTGCTTACGGTCACTCCGCCGCCTTGATGCTGAGTGCCGCCAGAGGTTCTGAACTCAACTGGCATACCGACTTCCAGCATTTGCACGCCAAACAAATTGCCAGCGTTGGTGCATGTGACTACCAGCAAGGTCGCGCTTGACACTCTGGCGCGCTCGTTCGTCGCGTCACCCCAAACGAGGAAATCCATCGAATCTCGAAGGTTTTCCATTTTGTTGTCAAGTTCGCCTGTAACCGTGTTAGTGATCTGAGTCGCGGTCTGGTTTTCGGCCAGCACGTGACCTGAGAACAGCGCGGACGCTGATACCCCGGTGAACGTAACCGTCGTCTTGACCAAAGGCGACACGCCGGGATTCGGAAAGTCTGCGATTTCGGCGGTTCCCCACTTCTCTGACACGTTATTCAGCGGGCGGATAACCAGGCTGGCGCCGCGCGAGTTCAGTTCTTCGAAGTCTTTACCGGCTTCAATTTCGCTGAGCGTGTCATCGACATTAAACGTGACGTCTTCGACGCCGCCGGAGTAATACTCCTTGACCGCCGCCTCGACATTAGCGAGAAGGACTGACATGACTTTTGCTCCTTTTCTGAAACTTACTGCACCTGTCGCTTGCCTTCGAGGATCGCCTGGAATTGAGCTTTGCGTTCTTCAGGACTAAGCGGCTCTTGAGCTCGTTCAGTCGGAGAAGGTTCGCGCTCAGTCGCCAGTGCGCCTTCGGCAAGCGGCTCAGGACGCCGTTGGGTTACATTTGAAGCGGCAGGTTGGTTGTACTGTTTTAGGTAGGCGCTCCACTGTTTTTGTTCAGCGAGAGCGATTTCGCGGGACTTTCCTCGCAGCAAGCCAGCAGCCTTTTCAACTGCCCAGCCGTAACCATCTCCCTTGGATTGAGAGTTGATCATCTGGTTTACAGCTTGCATTACCGGATGCGCGCGAAGTTCAAAAGCGACCAGCGTCATAATCTTCTTAATCTGGCGCTCTTTTTCCTGCTTCAAATCATCCGGATCACCTTCGACGGGTAGCAACTTAAACTGACGCCACACGGATTCACGAACCTCAGAAAAGCGCTTTCCGAGTTCTTCAGTATCAGCGGTAATCTGATTCTGCTTCTTCTCGTTTAGAGCGTCTTCTTGAGACTTACGCAGTTCAGCGATTTCGTCGTCGCGTTTCTTGTCCGCGGCGCTCTGCGCTTCCCTGCGGGCGAGTTCTTCAGGCGCAATCTTTCGATTTGCAACCTCAAGAGCATCGTCCAAGTCGATTTCACCGTCGTCGACCAGTTGAGTTAATTTCATCAACTTATCGATTGACCAGTTAGGCCCAAAGCCGCCTGTCGGCTTGCCCTTCTCGTCGAAGGTACGCGGCAGTTTGACTACCGATTCCATCAGCGTCGGATTTTCATCGATCGCGCCATAGAAGATATTCGTGTTGAGATGACCAGCAAACGCGGGATTGATAGCCCGAATCTCCTTCACAAGATCAACGACTTCTGGCGCGTCCGCACGCGACGGGATAGAGGTAATCAGCGTCGAAATCTTATCTAACCGCTTCACGGCATCAACCCCACCGAGTTCGTCAACTATCGCGGCGACCGGAGCATATTTCTTGCCCAGGTTGTCAGCGTATTTGCGAAGCCCTTTGGGACTGTTTGAATACCGCTTATCTAATTCCTCGCGGTCGAGAATCGTGTCGTCGTCTTCTTCCTCACTGTCGTCCGCCGCATCCGGCGGGGCTTGAGTCTTGGGCGCGTCGACCTTTTTCTCTTCAGGTTTTTCGGCTGGCTTTTCTGGTTCGGTTGGTTTTTCGACTTCTTCTGCGGTTTCAGGTTGCTTGCCCTCAAGAATCGAGAGGAAGCCAGTGTCCCTGTCCACAGGTTCGTCACCCGTGCCTCCCGCGGTATCGAGCGGGGCGTCGTCAATCGCTTCGGGTTCCGCGATTGCTGTGTTGTCTACTTCGTCTGGCATATTGGAATTTTTACTCCGTCGCGCCCACGTTCCAATCTTCGGATAGCGTGACGGGACTTGTTGATACGCGCTGAACCTAACCGACAGCGTGTCAGTTTGTCAACGAGTTTCTTTTTGATACACGGGATTCGTCGCCCAGTGGGAGAGGTTTACGCGACCTTTTTCGTCTCGTATTTCCCTTTGATGTTCTGGTGGTAGAAGCTGCCGACGCTACCTTCGGCTTCGTGAACGCGGAGCATCTTCTGTGCGTCCTCGTCCGACACGCCATAGTGCTCGTAGCGGCCAGACTTGAATTGAACCGTCAGCGTCTCGCCGTCATGCTCAAACCAGAGAACATTCGAGGACTTGGGTTCTGTGCGCGAGATCATGACTCTTTCTTCTCATTCAAATGAAGCGTTTCGTCGAGAAACTTATCAACGGCGGCGCGGTCGGCCAGCGCATAGTCTTTGTCCGGCATCCACGGAGAACAGCACGCATCGGACTTGCCGTTACCTTCCTCGACGCGCTCGTAACTGCACGAGCCGATGAAGCCCTGTTCCGCAATGCGAATAGAGATGGAACGCAGTTTCTCTTTAGGCTTGGCCGTCTTCTTCTCTTTTGCCTTTCGCTCGAATTCTTTTGGACCCATCTGAGTTGCCATCGTTCAACCTCCTACGCCGCCATATCCGGGATTTTGTCGTTCATTTCCTGCTCTTGAGCGCCACGTTGCTTTATCTGCTCAAGCGCCAATTGCTGCGCGCCTTGCTCTTTCAACTTCGCCATTTCATGTTCGCGATCCATCTGCTGATTTTGGGCGTCATCCTGGCGCTTCGCCTGCTCCGCTTCCATTCGCAGTTTTGCTTCGCCCATACGGTCGGCCGTCGCATTGTCGGACTCTTGAATTGCTTTGGAAATCTCCTGAATGCGCGAGGTCAACACCGAAAGCAATAACTGATCGGGATGCTCTTTCGCGTGCTGTGCGATGATTTCATTATTTGTGAACGTCGCGGCATACTCAAGGTTCTCGCTCATTGGCAGGATTTCCAGCCCGGGCCGGCTCAGAATCTGTTCAATCGCCTGCGGATTGACTTCTGTACCTGTCTCGGCGGTAATCAGGTATCCCGTGCCGGATTTCTCCATGTACTCGCACGCCGCTTTGATCTTCTTCATGATCATCGAATTGCGACGCCGCTCGCGTTCGATGTTTTCCGGATCGTAGTCAACGCGCGCAAAACGAGCAAATTGCACTCGGAGTTCCACCGGTATCTGCGGGTTCCAAAGAATTCCGGAAGTGATCGCCATTCCAAGCCTTTGTTCTTTCTCGGAGTAAGTCACTGGAATGTCCGAACCTTCAACGATCCTGTACGTCAAATCGCCGCCACGGTCGCTATTCAAATCTCCGAGATCAAGATTTCGAAAGGCTTCAATGTCTTGGTCTTCCCATGACTGGTCGAGTTTGAAGATGCCGCGCCGAATTTGTTCATTCGAAGCGTAGAGTTGCTTGAATCGAAGTTGCTGCTTCGCAAACTGAATCAGCGCCGCGCCCTTCGACTTCTGACTTGGAATAAGACTCGACAGTCCGCGCTGCGTCAATAACTGTTGACCGCCAAGAGTGCGATTAGCAGGATCGCCCTGGCCGACTGACGCTTTAGGGGCGCGGCCGATGTCTTCTTTTCCCTCTTGAACAAGCAGCGCCCAAAGACTGTAAAGATCGGGCGACAGCCTGGCTGGAGGCAAATCCTCGATATACCACTTGATCGGGTGAGTACGCGCCGCGCCTTTCTTCGTATAACTGATTCCGCCGGCGCGATTCTTGAAATTCTTCTTATCGGTAATCATCGGATCAATGATCCGATGCGGCACCGAAGCATGCGTCCCGTACTCGTAGAACAGCGTGAAGAAGGCGTTGGCGGCTTCCTGAATATCGTTCAGTTCCTGCTGGCCTTTGCCCCAGAAAGACGCGCCGTTCATCAGCCACAGGCCGGAAATAACGACCTCGTTGTGGCTCTCGTTATCGACCCACATTACTTTCTTGCCGCAGAGAACGACATAAGCGCCGCGAAAGTCTTTGCCGTAGACATCAAAGAAGCTCTGACCCTTCTTAATTTTGAATGGACACTTCTTCGAGACTTCAAAATCCGCCGGAGCCTTCCAGTTGGCTACCGCAGCCGGCGATATCCACCAAATCGACTCCTGCAAAAGATCATCATCCGTGACCTCACTACTTTTGCCAGTCTTAGCGTCGCGGAATGACGGCACGCCGCCGGACTGCAGCGCGTACCACCATTGAACTGAGTCATCCCATTTCTTCCCATCTGCCGGGTCAAGATCGTCTGTAACGTCCTCGCCGTAGAGTTCACGGAGTTCGTACCGCCTGGCGAGGCGGTTCATGTTGACGAACCGGCATGGTCGAACATCAGCGCCGCGCCCGTTCACTTCGTCAACATTGAAAAGAAATGACGGCCAGATTTCGAAGAAGTTGTCGGCTTCGGGCGCTTCTTTGTAGTCGCCCTGAACTTCCACCGACTGTTTGTCGCCCGTGGGCGAGTCGGCGTATGCAGACTGTTGACCGCACTCAGGACACTTCTGGGCTTGAGATAAGTCGGCACCCTTTTCAGTAGCGAGATTGACCGCGGGACCGCTAGCGCCACACTCTGCGCAGGAATACTCAGGCTCGTCCGCGTCAATTTCCGTGCTCGTCACGGTCGGTACTTTCATTGACAAGCGCGCTTTTCTGGCCGTGCAGCCGGAGACGCCAAACCAGTTGAATGAGCACTGAGAGTACAGCGCCATTTTGTACTCTTTCATGTCCGTCCATTGCGATGCGTAGATTTTTTCGAATAGCGCCTGGGCGACGCGATCACCGCCCATCTTATCTGGGTCAGACGAGTCAGAGTCGATTTCGAGTTGAATGCGAGTGGAGAGCCAGTCGTTACAGTGCGTCCAGATGACTTGCCCGATGATCGGCCACTTCATCAGCCCTTCGGACGGAACTTCGATGTAGGAGTTGGATTGCTTGTCCCAGAAGCCGTGATAGTCGTTCTGTTCGCGCCGGTGTAAGGTCACGCCCATCGCCGTGCGGTAGCGCTTGCCAGACTCCAAGTCCTTCAGCCAGCGCTCCGTGCGCGTCCGAATCATTTTGTCGAACTCTTCTGGCTCAGGCTGTTCGTGTTTTTTATCGGGCATCGAGATTGAGATTGACAACGCTGCCGGGACGGTTCTTGAATTGCCGAACATCTAACAGTCGCGGATCGCAAACTATAATCGAATCTGGCTTCAGGGGCGCGCCGCATCCCGCGCATCTCGACTCCCGCGTGTACGAGACGCGACAACAGTATTCGCATTGAGCCCAGTGCCCCATGCCAAGCGGGGCTTCATAGTAGTATTCGCGGACTGCACTCTCAATGTCGCGCATTGCCACTTGTGAGTTGTTAAAAAAGAGTCTCCAGAAAACATTCTGCTCTCTTGCTTCGCGGCGCTGCCACTGTTCTCGTTGAACGCTCAATTCGCCCTCCCGCTCAGATGCGCTACATCTGTCTCGTCTAATGAATTAATGTGTTCGCCGATTAATTCTTCCGGTTTTTCAATCAACCCGTCGTCACGCGCTTCTTTCATTCGGTGAATCTTCAGCGCCAGCGCTCGCCGCTCGCCGACTTCGCCTTCAAAACTCACGCGCAGCGGGTCTTGCATCTCAGCCATCTCCGCTTCGAGTTCTTCCAGCGTCGGCTCGCGCTCCGGATCATCCTTACGCAGCATTTCCGAATGGAGTTTAGCTTCAGCCTGTGTGTCCAGTCCTCGCCACGCCAGCGCGCCGTCGACCAAAACTTTTGTTATTTCACGGAATTCGTCGGCATGTCGCTTCTCTGCATCACGCTCGGCCGCCAAGTGGCGCAGTTCCTCGCCGCGCACAAAGCGCCAATAGAAGCATCCCGCGCCCGCGAGAAGGATGATGATGGAAATGAGAATTGGCGTCATGAAATAGGTGTGTCCAACACTTCCGCGACCGGCAAGGATTTGTGACCCCACTCAGGGCCGCCAAAGCCTCTGGTGACTTTCAGCCAGCCAGAGCCGTTTTCATTGTCGATGTAGAATTTGCCAGTCTCGCTCGCGTCAGGATTGCCGAAGACGCGCACGGGACGGGTGTACGAGATTTCCACGGCTTCGCGGATGGTTCCTTCGAGTTCCGCGCACCACCATGTAGGCTTCTCAGGTTTTCCGACGACAACCATGACGCGACGGCACGGAGTTTCTTCACCGTTCCAATATGTCTTTTCGTCTTTGATTGCGTCGTTCAGCGCGTCCGTCAGATCGTCGCCCGGATTCGCGTTGCCAAGAATCTGCGTTATGCGAGCGTCGCGATTGCTTCGCCGCTTCAGACTTCCCATCGTACTCATGAAACACTCTCCCTTGTCGCCGCTTCCACGTCCATTAGAAACAGACCCATTTGTCTCCCACTGGGCGACATTACGGTGTAGTCCGCCCACACTCGAACGCCATCAGAAGTCGTCAGCGACAAGCGTCCCGGGCGCACGTCGTTGACCGTGTAGCCAGCGACCTTTTCGCCGATGTTTGGTTCGCGATCTAAGACGAAGTGAAGCATTACAGAGACAATTCCTTGATTATCGTTGCGAGT